GACGCTGCGCGCGGCCCTCTAGAGATGGCTGCAGAGTGCCAGCGTCGCAGCGCTGGCCAAACGCAATGGACTGTACCCACGAGCGCTGGCGGCTCTACAAAGCGAGTCGACGCTATGCTGCGCGCGTGGATAGGTAGCAAGCGCATGAAGCCTTCCAGCGTGCCAGAGTCGATCCAAAAGCGCTGGCGCGCAGCCTTCGACAAGGTCGTCGGCTCTTTCGAGACAGCCACGCCAGACCAGTGCGCGAGAGCTGTCCAAGCTGTGCTTGATCCAAAGTCCAAGCGCTTCGCGTACTACACATACAGCGACCCAAACGTCGCAAAGTTTCGACAAGACTTCGAGATCGTACTCTTGGAGATCTTGAACGAAGGCCAGCCCAGATCTGGCGATCGCAGCCCAGAGCACGCTGGCCAGCTCACCGGCCTGGACGCCATACAAGCACGCATGGCCAAGACTCGCAGCTCGGTATAGGAGACGACCATGGACAGACAAGACGTCGAGAAGACTATCGCAGTGCTCATGACAGTGTACACAGTCCAAGCGCGCAAGTTTACCGAGAGCGAGATCGATGGCATGATCGCAAGCTGGTCGATCTTGCTCGACGACCTGTCGCCAGACTTGTTACAAGCTGCAGCGCTCAAGCACGCCAGCACACAGCGCTTTTGGCCGACGCCGGCAGACTTGCGCAGCGCAGCCAGCGAGATCGACGACCTGACGCGCAGCGATCACTTGGAAGCGAACGACGCATGGAGCGAAGTATCGCGCGCGCTCTCGCGTGGTCTTTATGAAGTGGACGAAGAGAAGGGACTCATGCAGTTTAGAGCATCGCGCGCAGACGACTGGACCGATCCACTGATCCAGCGCGCGATCGATGGCATAGGGGGATGGCGAGCACTTCGACACTCGCAGAACGCTGCAGCCGATCGAGCGCGCTTTCTCCAAGCATACGATCGATACAAAGCTCGACAGCGTCAAGACAAAATGATACCGAGCGCGCTGCAGAAAGCGATCGCGGCTGTACGCGCGCAGAGCCAAAACGCAAACGCGATCGACTTGCGCGCAGCCATGCAAGGCTATGCGCAGCTCTTGGAGGGATAGCACCATGGATCGCCTTTCTTTCACAGTGTCAGAGATGACAGACATGCTGGACGACCTCGCAGCCAGCGCCACTGGCGCGCGCTCTGTTGCGTCTCGCGTGCTTGACCAGACACGCGAGAGACTAGCGAGCCACGAACAGACGATCAGATACGCGCGATCGCAAACAGGTTTCGAGCCGATCGTACTGCAGACGCAGCGCAAGATCGACGACCTCGAGCGCGTAAAAGATCGAGCGCGACGCATACTCGACAGAACGCAGACAAACGAAGGGACAAGCACATGAATGGCGCAGAGATTCGGCGAGCGCTGGACGCTGCCATGAACACGCACGAGCAAAGAGACTACCTCGGCATGAGCCAGATCGGGTACTGCGTGCGCGAGATATACTTTCGCGTCACCGATGGCAAAACGCCAGAGAGCGCGCAAAACTTGAACTTGCGACGACTGCAGTATCTTGGGATCTTGTACGAGCAAGACGCGATCGCCAGACTCGAAGCGCAAGGCGTAAAGATCGACGCACGCCAGCGCGAGCTGGTCGCGCCTTTCGACGATCGCTTTCGTGGTCACATAGATGGCGAGATCGATGGCGATCTACTAGAGATCAAGACTGTGTACAACCAGCGCGCGATCCAGCGAGTACGCGCTCATGGCGTCTTGAGTCGGCACTCTATGCAGATCCAAGCGTACATGAGGTATGGCGAGTACGAACGCGCGCAAGTGCTGTACATCGCGCGCGACTCTGGCCAGCCCTGGGTAGTCACAGTGCTGCGCAGCGAGCAAACTGGCGAAGACGTCGAAGCGAAAGCGCGAAGGATCCTCGCAGCGCTCGATCGCAAGCGCGCGCCATCGTGCCAGTGTGGCAAGTGTGGACGCTAAACATGCGAGTACCCATCGCCATGACAGACTTTCCATGGAAGTATAACGACTATCGCAAAATGCGCGCTGATGGCGTCACACCCACAAAGGGGATAGGCGCTTGTAACCACTATAATGGCATGTCCACAGAAGAGCTGTGCAATTTGCGGCCCTGGATCGACTGCGTCGTCGCAGATCGTTGTATGCTCTTCATGTGGATCGTGCCGCCACTCGTGCCAGACGCGCTGGAAGTCGCACGCGCATGGGGATTCGAGTATTGTACCATCGCTTTCGACTGGATCAAGATCAATCGCGCGCAGTACGCAAAGCTCGCCAAAGACGTGCGCGCAGCTCTGCAGCTCTGCGCAGATGGCCAGATCACTGGGATCGACCTGTCGCGCGCAGTCTTGCACAAACTGATACGCGCCAACCCTGGGTACTATACATGGTCAAACTGTGAACAGGTTTGGCTCTTTCGACGTGGTCGCCCGTATCGCTTCGCCACTGGCCGCAAAGGTCGACAAGCTCAGCTTTTCGATGGCGAGCTATTCGAGCTACAAGAGACCACGCAGCACGTCGCGCCACTTGGCAAGCACAGCGAAAAGCCAGATCTGTTTTATGACATCGTCGCAGAGATGTACCCACAGTGCGAGCCACGTCTCGACATGTTTGGCCGCAAAGAGCGCCCTGGCTGGATCGTCGTCGGTAACGAAGCGCCTGGCTTTGTTGGCGTCGACATACGAGACGCGCTCGCAGAGGTGTCGAGATGGTAGAGCATACAGATCCCATCACAGCTATACTATGGATCGCGCTCGCAGTGCAAGGCGAAGGCGCCGGCCTCTTCGCTGGTCTCGACTGCGCTGCAGCGATCGCCGAGACAGTGATCAACCAAGCGCACGATCTTGGCTGGTCGATCGAGCGCACAGTCGTCGAAAACTTCCATGGCTGGATCAACGTGCCAGATATGCAGCCAGCGCAGTGGGCGATCGATGTTTCCCGGGAAACATACGAGCGCTTTGTCGCCGGCAGCCTCGAGCACGACAAGTACTTTGTGCTCAGCGACCATGACTTGCGAGATCACTGGCTGGATGGCTCGACGCGCGTGCTCTCTTTCCACCAAAGCGGCGATCACTTGTACTTTTTTTCGAGCTGGCCCGAGCGATTGCCAGATCGACCACAGCTCACACAGTAGGGGGACCATTCATGCAGTATGCTCTGGTACGTCTTGAGAGAGTGCTGATCATTCGATCGTCTGGCCAAGAGAAAGCATGGCGACCAGTGGTCGCACGCGACGCGCGCATGTGCTCTATGTGTGGTCATACCATCGCAAAGCGCAGCACAGTGATCCAGCCATACGACCAGACAGACAAAGATCGACTCTGTCTTCTCTGCGTCGATCTCTTGCGTCGCTTGCGTCTCATGTCTTTCGTCAAGTGTCCAAGCTGCGAAGAGCTGATCCCGTGGCGACCACTGGCCAGCCACGAGTACGCATGCCATAACTGCCATGGGATCGTCGACGCGACTGGCGAGCTGATCTCTGGCGAGCTGGCTGTCGAGCATTGCCCACTCTGCGCGCACACTGTATGGTACAGAGAGAGCGCGCCGCGTCGCATGTGCGATCACTGCTATTCTGTCTTCGATGTGACCATGACAGAGTGCGAAGACCTCGACATGAACGCTCAAAACTTTGACATGACGCAGCGCAGAAACGCGCGCAAAGTCAGCCCTTTACACCCATGGCGCTCGTATGGCACGAGCTTCGCAGTCGAGCAAGAAAGCGAGATCACATGAGCGACCAGATCACACTGGCGCTGGACGCCAGTACAAAGTGTGTCGGCTTTTCGCTCTGGTCTGGATATGACTATCTGTCTGGCTTTGAGCGCAAATATAAAGGCCAAGCGTACTTGCGTATGGATCGCATCGCGCGCGACGTGCTCGACTTGTGCCAAGAGCACCTTGTACAGCACGTCGCGATCGAAAAGCCTGTCTATGTCCAAGGTCATGGACACGACACGCACTTCGAGCTGGCATGCGCGTTTGGCGCGATCGCGTCTCGCGTGGCTGGCGCTGGCTTGCACGTGTACGAGATCAATCCAAAGAGCGCGAAAGCTGCGCTCGTGTCTGGCAAGGCGACAAAAGCACAGATGATCCAAGCTGCGCAGCTATACGTCGGAGCACGCATGGTCGTCGGCGAGCACCATGCCGACTCCATTGGCGTCTTTCTTGCTTGGTGGAACAGTCATGGCCATCGCTTACAAGTAGAAAGCATGAGAGCATGAGCGATCGACCTGTTATCTTTGAGTTTTGGGAAGGCGACCAGCGCACGAGCCGCCACGAGTTTACATGGGGGGAGATCGAAGCGCTCGAAGTGATCTTGCGTCGAGCCGGGCCCGAGATGCGCCAGATCCTGGCCGGCTCGGACGTCGACAGAGCTGCGCTCGCTGGCACGCCAGAACAGTGCGCGAAAGAACTAAACCGGATCAAGCCACAAGGCACTTTGTTTTTCAGCGCGCCAGAGATCAGAGTCTGGCGCACTATGGCCAGCACGCCAGACAGACACGAAAGGAAAAGGGGACCATGCGAACAGTGATCACACAGATCAAAGACCAAGACTTGCGCATCGCCACGAAGGCGATCGCCGAGTGTCTCCAAGAGCTTAGCGCCACGATCAAAGAGCTACAAGGCGAGCCAGACGCACAGTCGCGCATCGAGCAAGAGATCGACCTGTGCGAGATCGACTTCCAGTCGTTTCTTGAGTTTATCGCCGACTCGCCAAACGAGCATGCGCTCGTGCGCTGGTATGCCAAGACCATGATCGGTGTACTCAAGCACCAAGACGACGCGCCCTTCGTCGAGCGCGTGAAAAGTTATGTGCTCGCTGCAGACCTGGAAGCGTCGCGCGCGTATGCTGCACAAGTGTGCGAAGAGAAAGACGCGATCGTCGAGCGCGAGTCGTTTCTCCCATACCCACAGCACATGCCCACAGTGCCAGCCGAGTACCTTGTCATGCTCTCTGTCAATGGCCCGAACGACGACCAGCGCTTCGCTGTGCTGCAGTGGATCGACGACACTGCGCACTGGGGACCACAGAGCGAGTACGTCAGGTTCTGGCGAGTGATCACAGTGCGACACATCGACAGCGTAGTCGCCAAAGCGCCACGGATGCCACACAGCATGGCTGTACTCGACGACTACAAGCGCAGACTGGTCGACCAGCTCGACTGGATCTTCCATGAGCTGGCCGATAATCACGATCCCGAGAGCGACACACATACAGTGATAGCGACCAAGGGACAGATCGAGCGCTGGCGATTGCTCGCGTCAGGTAGAAAAGAGAAAGACGCTTCGCCAGCATTACAGATCTCTGCAGACATTGCAGACTTTCGCATGCTCTTGATCAAGATAGCTAATCTGTTGTCGATGGCGCGAGAGATGGACCATGATCGCGTTGTCATGACCATAAGACATGATCTCTTTGAGTCGTGGCGTCAGTGGTACATAGAAGGACAAGAATAGACAAAGAGAGAGCGCGCACGCCGGCAGACGTGCGCGCTTTTCAGGGGAGATCTAGAGCTGCCCAAGTGGCTCTAGGCACTCCCATTATACAAGAGCCAGTCGTCGTGTCAAGTGCGACGACTGGCTCTTCGTTTTGCCACGATGCGCGCCATGTCTTTCGCAAAGCCAAAGCCGCCCCAACCGAGTATAAAGGCCAGAACGAAAGAGAGACTCGCGATCTCTGCGAGCGCGCCTTCTGTGGTCGCCAGATAGATCAAGAGTCCCAAGAGATCAGCGCCGATCGCCCCCAGTGCGGCGACCAGCTCGCGCGTCCGGAAGACTGGCCACTCGCCAGACTCGCGCATGCTGGTAAAAGCTGCGTCCAGATAGGGTACGACTGCGCTGGCGACGATCCCAAGCAAGACGACCAAGAAAGGCCATGAGACAGCCCACAGCCCGGGCCAGACGAAAAACGAAACGACAGCACCGACGACCAGCGCCAGCGCCACGAGCACTGGCCAGTACTTGGCCAGCCAAGACACTCTTTCTTTTCCCATGTCATTCTCCATTCTGTGGTACTTCTACTTTCCCATTGATATGCATGTACATCTCGCGCCAGTCGACACATGGCGAGAGTCCAGCGCCTTCGACCTGCAGCCCGAGACATCGAAGCGCGAGCAAGAGTCGACGCTCGATCTGTTCAAGCTCGCGCACTTTATCAGACAGCGCTTTGATCTCTGTCGCTTGCGCTGTGGTCAGCTCTTCCAGCTCGGCGAGTCGTCGCTCGAAGGCCTCGGACAGCGAGACTGTCGCACTGGTCAAAGTCTGCGCAGCGTCGACTGGCTCGCGTCGTCTGTCTTGCCTTGCTTTGATCAAGAGCGACCCAAGAGAAACGATCGCAGTCACAACAGAAACCACCACAGCGAACAGATCTGACGTTGTCATGTCCAGCTCTTTCTTGTCGAGATTATGAGAGCGCCCAGAGCGAGCACAGCATGGATCAGCGATCGTATGGCCGACAGTGTAGTGATGCTGATCTGCTCTGGCGTAGGGGGGACATAGTGACCGAGCTGTCGGCCAATGACATACGAGTAGAAGACGACCTCTGAGACAGACATGGACAGCGCTGCAGTGGCGACCCATGGATCGACGCCCTTGTGCCGCCACGCCCAGACCATGCGCACAATGAAGACCAGCCAAAAAACGAGTGTCGCGATCGAGATAGGTGTCCATGGGTACATTGTCAGACTCCCAGAAAGATCTTGTCAAAAAGTCTTGACATTCTCTCGCGCCTGTGCTATAATGTGTCTGTTGGACCTGACCGCACGACCACACACATTATAGGAGAAAACGACATGAGCTACAAACCACCACGCACCACCTCGCGCGAGCACTCTTTCGAGATCATTGGCCATCTGTTTGGCTTGCTCGAAGCGTACTTCGACTATGGTACTGACTGCCTGGCTGCGAAGGGCCGCATGCGCACGTGCTACCAGCACAGACTGGTCGACGACGAAGCTGCGAAGCGCTGCGCGCGCATTGACCAGCTATACGCGCTTCTCGATCACGACTGGATCGTCGAGTGCCATCTCGCCAGCGACGTCGACGCCAACGCGGCTGGCGCTTGCGAGACTATGCGACTGGTAAGCTGCATGCAGAAGGTAAAGCCAGAGCGCACAGTCTTGGCCGAGTGCGACCTCTCAAAGACGCCAGAGCAAGAGCGCGCAGAGCATCGCGCAGAGCTGCGCGAGATCGTCGACGAAGCGCCAGCGCCCACGCCGGCAGGCTGCACGCCAGAGCACTTGGAAGAGCTGAAAGACCAGCTTGGCAAAGAGTACCCCCTAGATCGATCAGAGTAGGGGACTGGTCGAAAGAGAGCGAGCGCCAGACAGAGCGCTTGCTCTCTCTTTTTGGCGTGTCTATGTCTCACAACAATCATTATGGGACATAGTTTCACGAGTCGCCAGAGTCGTCGCTCTCTTCGTCTTCGCACGCGCAGCACTCCCCCGAGCACTCCCCCGGACCACTCTCAGCGAGCTGGCTTTCGAGATCCAGACCAAAAGCGCTGGCCAGATCTGCAGACGACGCCATCGCCGGCATCGCGCGCTTGATCGCTTCGACGTTCTCAGCTAGCGCCAGTGGATGCATGAGAGCTTGCGGAGCTGGCGCGCTCGCGCAAGTCGCGTCCTGGATGGACTCGGCGAGCGCGCCGATCTCTTTCGCCCAAGTACAGACTTGCGGATTTGCGCTCTGGTCGACCACGTCGGCGATCTCTTGCAGCTCGATCCCATAAGCGATCAAGTCGTCGCCAATGGCGCGCAAGCGCTCGCCGATCGGACCTGTGGGCGGCTCTATTGGCGGCTCGACCGGTGGATCGACTGGATCGTCTGTGAGCATCTCGACGATCACTTGGTCAAAGTGGATCGCGTTTAGGTCGACAGCAAAGTCGGCAGAGTACCACAGAAAGACGTGTATACGATCTGTCTGCGCGATCACTTCCGGACTATAGATCCACGTCCAGACTCGCTGGTTTTGCGGCTTTTCGCGCACGTCAAACCACTCGCCATACTGGACGCTCCCGGCTTTGTAGTAGATCCCGCCACTGGGATCGATCCCGGCTCGCGTCCCCATTGCGCCATCGTTGTCGTTTTCTTGCTCTTTGCTTATGATCCACGCTCGAAAGCGAAAGCGCACTCGCCGGCCTGGCTGCACTGGTACAGAGCGATAGAGCGCGCCCTCGAGCGTGCTGTGTGGCTTGAACACGGCAGCGCTCAGTGGCGGCGAGTCTGGATCGACTCCGTCGTCGCCATCGCGCAGATCGCGCGAGTCGCACTCTGGTCGATCAAAGTTACCGTCGCCTGGCTCTTCTCGCCAGTCGACGACGTACTCGACGCCATCAGCGCCCACTGGGATCGTCAGCTCGTCGATGTCGTCTTGGTCGTGAAACTCGTTAAAATGATCCCGCACGATCTCGATCCACTCTTCTGGCATGTCTGTCTCCTTGTCTGGCCAAGTATGACCACGTGTCATGGCGTCGCGTAAGTCAGCCTTGACGCCCTCTTTATCCCCAAACGACCACTTGTCGCCTGTGTTCTGCCATCGAAACAGTGTTACAGCTCGGATCACATGCTGGCCATGGGTACTGTTCCACTCGTTGATCTCTTCGTACACGTTCTTTACCCAACCACTATTGACGTCAGCCCATGCGACGTCTTGGTCAGTCTCTAGAATGTAAATTGCCGAGCCAGCCGGGACCACAGAGCAAAAGTCGCGATACACTCGAAAGTTATAGAAGCGATCTTCGTATGGCCAGTCCATGGTGGCGTCAGAGAACACGAGATCTGGATCGCTGCCATGGGTGTACGCATGCAAGACGACGCCATCGAAGGCCTCGACGCTCTCGATCATGTCGCGCTGGTACTGTACCCAATCGCCCATGGTAGCATTCCATGGAGCGACAGCACCAAGCAAGATCTGCGCGTCTGGTCGAGCTGCCTTCGCTTTCTTGTACACAGCGTCAAAGCACTCTGCATAAGAGAAAGCGTCAAAGCCGCCCATGTTCGGCTCGTTTGCGATGACAAAAAAGTCGCAGCCCTGGGTATTCTTGACGAAAGACGCGACGCGCGTGGCAAAGTCGCCATAATGCTCTGGATCTGGGATCGTCTCGTTTGCGTGGTACGAGTTGTCGACACGACAGAAGACCTGTATATCTTTCTCGGCCAAAAAGCGATAGTCAGCGCCTTCTGTGTTGTTTGGATCGTGTCCCACTTGCACAGCGTCGACGATCGAGCCCTTGACGCCAGCGTCGAGCAAGATACGCTCGCCGCCAATGTCGTGTACGCTGTACAGTACTTCGCTCACAGGTGCTTGCATAAGTCCCCCTTTACCACTCTTCGATCTTGTCGCCGACTTGGTACTCGCCGCACTCATTGACGCGCAGCTCGTACCCCATCCAGAGATCTGGCTCTAGTCGCCAGACCCCACAGTCGCGTGGCTTTGGCGTCGCAGTCGCTTGGACGATACGCGCTTCCAGCTCGATCGTCTCAGGCGCCGGCAGTGGCGACAGTGGCGACCAGAACAGATCGCGCCACGCGACGCAGTCATGCAGCTCGCCATCGATCTCGCGCTGCCACGAGACGTGGTCGACTGGTACAGCGCACTGCAGAGAGTCCCCCACTGGCACAGCGCACATGATCGTGTCGCCATACAGCCCACAGCCAGCGCTGTCGGCTGTACACGCGTCTCGCTCTTGCGCAGTGACCGCGATCGCGATCAAGCCAAGAGCGAGCACAAAAACGAGTGACCAGAAAAGCCTTTTCACTTGTCCCCCTTTCCAGACTAGAATGTCGAGTAAAACCAGTCCACAGCGCCAAAGTCGTTGAACGACGTCGCCAAGTTTCGGTAGTATATCCCCACTCTGGCTGGCGTCCAAGTCTGGCCAGCCGGTGCCGTTGTCCAAAGCGCGCCTATTGATGGACGACCTGCAGCCGAGATACTACTGATCGCCGCTTCGCCAAAAGTCATTATGCGCGGATTCCAGCTTGACCACTCTGTACCACGCGTCGAGAGCCAAAGACCATAGAAAGACTGATGCAAGAGAGAGTGCGTCGCGCTCAAGATCGTTTTTGCGCCGCCCCCAGCGCGATACTCGTATCTATAGATCGGTGGACCAGACGACACAGCACCTGGCGATCGAATAAAGACGCGCAAAAAGTTATTTGCGCCTTCCCCATCGCCAGCGTCGACGCCATCGTCGACCATGAGACCTATCTCGCATGAATAGTTGGCTGCGACCCTTACAGCTATATCGCATTGGCTTGCGGCTGGCGTCACAGTGATGTACTTGAAAGCTCTCACGCTCGCATTATGCGCTATCTGCAGCATAGAGTTTTCATAGTTTTGTACAGATGGCGTCGCCCAGCCTGCAGCATACGCAGCCCAACCAGTCCACGCGAGCGTGTCGCCGCCACGCCGGAAGTGATCGTCTGGCTCGAAGCCTTGGTCGACAAAGCGCGCCCAGAGTCCACCGTCGTCGTTGTCTGGATAGACGTCTTTTCCTTCTTGGAGTGTGATGTCGTCGGCCCTGTGCCAAAACTCAGAGTCGATCGCCATGGCCATGTCGTCGGCCAATTGCTGGACCATACTATACCCCCGCTCCCGCAAGACCCATGCGCGCCAATTGCTGATCCAAGTGTGAAACCTTCTGGCCATCGACCTCGAGATCTCTAGGCGCTGAAAACTTGAGCGACTCTATAAAGCCAGCGCGCACGTCGCTGCGCAGCTTGGCCGACGTCGCTGGTAAAGCTGTCCCGACCTGGATGTCGCCGAGAAAGACCCAAGAGTCTGGACGCACGAGCCATGGCTCGACTCTCTGCTGCTGCAGCGTCGACCACTCTTCGTTCTCTGTGAGTGACGTTTTCAGCTCGATCGCGTTTGGCGCGAGCTGGTAGACCAGTCGCCGGCCTTCGTACACTCCCAGAGTATAGCGTCTGTACTGCGAGTCGCCTTTGCTGGCTAGGTCTTTCAAGATCGTCCATGCGCGCTTGTCTTTGTTCTCGTACTGCGAGATCTGCGTCGTGTTCGCTGCGATGCGCGTATAGTCGCTGGAAAAGATCCCGTTAGGATCTGCAGCGAGCACGGCGACGATCTTGTCGTCGAGATCGATGTTGCCAGACGAAGCTGTCTGATTATAGATATAGGCCTCGAGCCATGCCCAGTAGCCAAGACAGTCGAGCGAGACTTGCGGCTCGCTTCCAGCTCGCAGCGTCGCGCGACGTCCGGACTCTGGCCATGCGTGCTCTACAAGCCAAGTGTTGGCGACCTGTAGCGCTTCTGTCGCGTTTGATCCCGAGATACTCGCGACTTTTTGCCAGACGCCATGCTCGGCCTGTGAAAACGAGTTTTCGATCCATGCAGTCGTGTCGCGCTTTCCTACTGTTGGGGGACTGGTCGACGTGTCGACTGTCGAGTACGCGACTTTGACTTTGTTCCCTATGCTCACCAAGGGACCGATCACGATCTTGGCTCTTCCCAGATTGATCGTCAATTTGTTGACAAAGCCTTCCCATACAGTCGACAAGCCTGGCGACATGACTTCGATGTGACGCCCGACGCCACGCGAGATCCAGTCGTTTGCTTCGCCGAGTCCAATGAAAGACGCGATCGACGCTGCGTAAAATCCCCCAGTTGCGCGCATCTGATGCGAGTAACTCGACAAGGTCTCTGTGATCGTCGAGACTTCGAGTCGCGACGCTGCGACCAGTGGATCGCTCACAGTGACAGAGAGCCCGGCCTGTGTAAAGAAAGATCCCAGATCTGTCGCCATCTATCCCCCAGTACCAGAGTCGTCGTATGTTTCCCGGGAAACATTGATCATTGGTCGCCACGCAAAAACGAGTATCGCTGTATTGCCCACTGCTGGACGTCGCACGCGATCGAAGGGGGAGCGACAAAAGTGTCGCCATCGTCGTAGTGTCGCGCGAAAGCAAAGTACATGCGCTGGCGCTGATCTTGCTGCAGTATCGGACGTCCAGCGCTCTGCAGCGCCCATGTACTGTCGATGTAGTCAGTAGCCGAGCCACGCAAGATCGCGCGCTTGCGCTTCGTGCGTCGCGTACCATCGACTTGGAGCAAGCGACGATACTGCTCTATACCTCCCCAACCGAGCGCCGTTTTCTCGCTGTCTGCGTCTTCTACGTCTGCGCTCCATTCGTCGACCGGGAGCACGAGAAGATCGTACACGAAAAAGTTGCCTGGCGATCCAGTGTTAACGATCGTGACGTCCAGCTCTGTCTGCGCAGCCACTTCTGTCGAGAGCACGACGTCAGGCGCGCCGATCACGATCTCGCCCAGATCGAGAAACTCGTAATCTTGCAAGTTTTCCGGATAGATGTTTTCTGTCTGCGTGGTCACTCCATTGGCGCGCCATCTGCATCGCAAGTAACACTCGCCGCCAGATCCATAGTCTTGGTACACGCGAGCATACATGTGGAAGCGCCCGAGCCAGTGACGCGCTTGCTCTCGATCGATCGAGTAAGTAATAGTGCCGCTTGACGTCGCAGGCGCGTACCATGTAGTATTGCCAGCGCTCTTTGTGTCGTTCGTTGTCGTGCTCAGACCAAAGCCGATCCCGACCAGCGACCAGCCTGGCGGCAGTGTAGCACCTCCCAGATTGATCCACGCGGTAAAGTCTTCGCCACGCCAGAGAGAACGCAAGCCCATGAGCACGCGCGTCGCTTCGTGCTCTATGTTTGCATCAGTCGCATAGTCAGACGCACCCCCGAGACGCGTCTCGCTGAGCGCTGGTATGTTTCCCCCGATCTCGTTATGGCCGATCTCTGTCCATGGCCATTCTACTGCGTAGATCGGGCCATCGTTCCATGGGATCTGCAGTGGCGAGACCGCGCCCGGATTAAGATACAAGCGCACCCAAAGCGCTGTCACTCCGTTATGGGTATCTTTGACCCAGACGCCAGCGCCCTCGCCGCGCCAGTGTACAGAATTGCGGCCAAGCGTGTCGAGCGCATGACCTGTCATCGCACCATCTTGGTTTGTGTTGTCTTGCACTCGCGAAAAGTTTGTCCATCCTCCGACGCCATTGGACCGCGCCCAGGTGCCAGCGCTCGCGATCGCTGTCTGAGTGAGGTTAAACACGAGCGAGTAGAAAGGCCCAAAGCTCGGCCCGACGTCTTCGATCCCAAAAAGTATATAAGAGCCACTACCAGCGACCAGCCTTTCGAGTAATGGGTAAGGGCCACTCAAGTTTGCCAAGTTGGGACCGTACACCCACGCGCCCCCATCCCATGTATAGCTATAGATGTGTGTGATCTGCGCTGGCGACCACCTGTTACCCACAAAGACGCCCATGTCTTCGCAAAGTGGATCGAGTGTGATCGGCGCTCCAAGAGCTGGATCGCACGTCAGCGCGAAGACTGGATCGCAGTCGCTTCCCCATGTACCGTTTTCGATTAAACCATGGTTCTTGTAGTAAGAATTGTCAAAAGCGACCTCGCCATGATCGTCAAAGATCGTCAAGAGTACAAGAGTCAGATAGTCCCGATCGTACAATTGCCACCATGGCAAGCATCGATCTGGGGGAGTAAAATTTGACGTCCATCTGATGGCTTTCGTGACTCGCACCCATGCTATGTCGCCGTCGAAAGTTGTCGTAGCATTTGCGCGATTCGCGATCGTAAGATCGACACCTACGTCAGTAGCGATCGCGCCGTTTCTCACTTGTGTATTGTTTGTCTGCTCGACGCCATCGATCCAAAGTCTCGGATTAGTGGAAGCTGCGTCGTCCCATGTGAACGCAACATGGTGCCATGCGCTGTCAGTAGTGAACGCGACAGTACCAGACCATGCGCGACCGTTAGCAGTCGCACATTCAATAGTCGCCGCTAAACCCTCGACTGAACTGACATGAAAACGCCAGCCAACGTTGGTATTCCATCCCTTTTGTATGATAGTCCCTGCATTGTTTTCGCCCCAGCCATTCGTTCTGATCCACGCATCGACTGTAAACGCAGCGTCATGTAGATCTTGCAAGTGAGTAGGATCGCCGTAATTGATCAGCGTGTCTTGACCGTCACAGACAACAAAACTGTTTTTCGTTCTCACATAAGCGATCTGTTCTGCGACGTCGCTGCAGCACTCGCAGCCCCATGTCAAGTTGTCGATCGTGCCGTTGTTCGCATTCTCGCTCAGATCAGACACTTCGACGCCGAAACCTTCATGGATTCCGAGCCAAACAGTATTAGAGTCTTTCGTCGGAAGAGTGCAACGAGCCGGGATTGCGTCATTAAAATCAGTCGTGTATTTTACGACGTCAGAGATCATGACCCATCCCAGATCAGCGTTTGCAGCCCTGTTTCCGTCTGAGCGTGCGAGCATGGTCAGATCGTCCCCGACGTCAGAGACGATCGCGCCGTTTCTGTTGGCGAGCACGATCCCAACGTTCAGACCGTCGACAAAAATAGTCGGCGCTTGGTAGCTCGCATCGTCCCAGCACACTGCGACATGGTGCCACTCGCCAAACGACATAGTAAAATTAGGTGCATAAGTTGCGCCATCCGTCACAGCACAGACGACCTCCGCGCGTACTTGCTGGGACACGCGCAGCGTGACATTCCAACCAGAGTTGTATAGATTGCCTTTTGAGATCAAGCATGAGTTGTTCGTTGCATGCTCCCATACGCGAACCCAAAACTCGCATGTAAACGCGTCGTCACCAAGATCCTGTAGCACTGCGTCGTCGAGTACGACAATACCTTGCCCCGGTTGTGCGTATGCAGAAACATAGCTAGGCGCGCATTGTGCGATGTTTCCTTGTAAGTGTTCGCAGTCGCATCTAAAAGAACCATTCGACAGCGTGCCATCGATCGCGGCTGTCCCTTCTTGGTTAACGATTGTACCTGATCCAGCCCCACTATAGTCGACGCCGATCCACTGGCCGACAGTGGACGCGTCGATCTCTGGTAGCCTGCAGCGCTCTGGCGGTGTGAAGCGTCGATTATAGCGCACGACGTCAGACACGCGCGTCCAAGCGATACCACCGTCGAAACCAGCGCCATTGTCTGCGCGATTTCCTATGATCAACGTTTGCCCTACGTCAGAAAGCACAGCGCCAGATCTCTCTGACTCTACTCCATTGGTCTGGTACTCACCATCGATCCACAAGTGAGGAAAACGATCGGTTGAGTCGTCCCATGTCATGGCCACATGTCGCCATTCCCCAGTATATGGAAAGACGTCGATCTCGCTAACCGATTCGGCGCTCGTGACTGCACAGAAGATCTGACCACGCAAGCCTCGACCACTCAGACGCATGCGCCAGCCGACGCTGGCGTTATTGTCTTTACCGATCACGTAGCCGCGATTCAGCTCGCCAACACTGTCGGCACGCACCCACGCTTCGATCGTAAAAGCGTTATCAGCTAGATCTTGGATCACAGCATTGTCAGGAACCACGATCTGTGTATTCGACCCGTTAAACTCGACATGGTAGTGACTGCACGTCTCGCTATAGCCAGCGCTTGGCACACAGTCGCCCTGGTCGACTGGACGATAGTTTCGCCATGGACCATGCTCGAAAGAAAACGGGAGATCTTGAGACTCGCTCGCGCCCGAGCCATCCAGCACAAGTGGCGGCTTGTATGGGTTAACATGGCGTGGTAGTGACCAGCCATACAAGATCGCGTACTGCGCATTGGTCTGGCCTCGACCACGCACAGCCAGCCAGACTGGCTGGTCGTTCACACCGGCATAATAGTCTGTCGAGAGCTGCAAAAGCTCAAAGAGCCGATGCACGTTTCGCATGCAGTCGTCTGGGTTTTGACCTCGAATAGTGAGATCGAGAGCGTCGCTTATGTTGTCCCAGAACGCGCCAGCCATCTCGCGCCCTTCTGCGATAGGCGAGTCGCGCCAGATACCGCCCCCTTTCCACGTCAGAGCGTTTGGTACATAGCCAGATCCACAGTACACGTCACCGATCAGATCGAGCGCAACAAACTGCAGATCGCCATCTTGGTCGTATGTGTACGTCTGGATCTCGAATTGCGCGAGCTTGAAACGTTTAGCCATTATACACCCACTCCTGACGCTACTGTCTCAAGTATGAATGATCGAAGCTGGCCGACGTCCATGCCATTGTTGATCGTCTGGCCTCCCATGTTGACTGTGACGCTGCGCGTATTCGTGACTTGCGTCACTGGCGAAGTGACCACAGGCGGCGCTACTGCAGTCATGAGCTGCGCATTGACTTCTGGCTGCATGGCTGCGACGCCGACTTGGTAGCCTTGCATCGTCTGAGCGCCGATCTCTGCAAAAAGTCGACTCGGCGAGCCGATGCCCAGAAGGCGCTTTGCTGCAGCGATCGCGTCTGCGATCGTCCCAGTGACGCTGTCGATCAGCGACTGCGCTTTCGCTTTGATCCCAGATGTAAAGCCATCCATCAGATCGCCGCCTGCAGTCTTTGCGCCTTCGATAAAGTCTTCGACGCCATCGACTATGTTTTGCCATACTTGCCTGATCGACTCGCCAAAATTCTCGGCAGCCTGGTTAAAACCATCGACCATGTTTTGCCATAGCTCGCCGAGCGTCTCGCCGCCAGTCTCAAAGTCGCCTGTAAGACCTTCCCAGAACGTCGACCACCACTCTTGGACGCCCGACCACCAATCGTCCAAGATGATCATGAACATGTCCCAATTGGCCGACCATTGCTCTTTGACTGCGTCCCAAGACTCACCACCGAGCGCCTTTGTGATCAGATCAAACAGCTCTATGATGGCGACTTGGATATTGTTGACGACTGTCCAGAGCACAGCCCCCATGGACTCCCAGAGCGACGACCAGTTACCAGTGGCGACAGCCATGACGATCTCGCTGCCCTCGAGAATGAGATCAAAAAGCCCGTTTATGATCGGCTTGATCACGTCCCACGCTTCTGTCAAGATACCAGCGAAAGCTGTCCAGCGCTCTGCCCACTTTGCGATAAAGTCTTGGATCAGTGGACCATTCTCGCTGTACCACTCAGAGAGAAGCAAGAGCTTCTCAGACAGAAAAGGTATGATCTCTTCTGCGAGCGTGCGCGCAGTCTCTTGGAAAGCTGCGAAAACATTGGTCGCAGTCTCTTGGATGCCGGGCCCGTACTCTGTCCAAAAGTCCAGAATATTCTGGAAAGCCGCTTGCACGTTCTCGATCGCTGGCTGCAGAGTGCTCGACCAAAAGTCAGAGACCACAGTCATGGCCTCTGGCCACTTCTCTTGGAGCCACGACCAGATCTCTTTGATCGCTGGTATGGCCGTATCTTGTACCCATGTCGCCAGCTCGCGTATGGCCGGGATCAGCGTGGTCTGTACCCAAGTCGCTGCAGTGCTCATGGCGGCTGGTAGATCGTTCTGTAGAAACTCTATAAAGTCCCAGACGCGCGCCATGATCGTGTCTTCCTCGAGAAAGTTATCGAGCATCTCGCCTATCCCAGTCAGAAAGCCGCCACGCGCGAAACCTTTGGAAAACTCAGAGATCAAGAGCTGGCCAAACTCGATCAAGCTCTGGATCTTTGGGATCAAGTGTTGCTCTAGAAGTGCCGGCAGACGTTGCGCCCACTCGACTATGATCGGCTTTGCAAACTCTAGAAAGTCTTTTAGGAAAGGCAAGAGCGCGTCGCCGATCGAGAGTCCCATGTCGCGTATGATATTCTTGACTAGCTGCATCTGCGCTTTGAACGTCTGATACCTCTTTTGTGCCTCTTCGACTAGCGCAGTATTCTGCGTCCATGCGCTCTCGGCGACGCCGAGCGTCTCGGCCAGTAGCGAGATACTCGTATCTGTGACGCCACTGGCTTTGGAAAGAGAGATAAAAGAGCGCACGAGTCGCGAGTCGGCCAGCTCTAGATCTTCGAGTATCCCTTTCGCGTCGTCGGCTTTGCCAAGTCCATCGACGAAGAGCCTAAAAGCCTCGCTTGCGTCTGTCTTGAATAGCTCGACGAAGCGCTCGGCAGTGACGCCAGACACGTCTGCAAAAGTTTTGAGCGCGCCTTGCGCGCCAGTGAGCTGGCCATGCGAAGCGACCAAGCTGTCGATCGACGCTTCCTGTGCGATAAGTTGCTCTGTCAAGCTCTCGATCTTTAGTCGCTGCGTCTCTTTGGTCGACGCTTTCGTCTTGTCTGTGTACTCGCTCATGCGAAGCTGTGCAAGATAGAGCTTTTCTTCCAGCTCTTCCCACTTTTGGCGAGCTTTGGCGATCTCTTCTGTGTTGTCGACGACGCCGCTCGTATTCTGGCGCGCAGCATCGCCCATGGCGAAGAGCACTTTCTGTACTGCAGTACCCCCGGCCTCGGCCTGGACGCCCACAGACGAAAACGCTGCAGAGATGGCGAGTACTTCGTCTTCTGACAAGCCAGCGATCGCAGCCGCGCCAGCGATGCGCTGGCCAAAGCGCAAGACGTCGTTTTCTGTCGTGGCGAAGCTATTGCCCAGATCGACGATCGTCGATCCCAAGTTTTCCACGTCTTCTGGCGCTGTCCCCAAGACGTTCATGAACTGGGAGATCATGATCGCGCCTTCTTCGCCGAGTATGTTTGTCGTGTCGTTCAGCATCGCGATCACGCGCGTCGTGGCGACTATGTTTTCCTCTGCCACGCCGAGCTGGCCGAGCACTTCGCCAAAGCCGAGTAGCTCTTCTGTGGTTAGTGGGATCTCATACGTCAGATCGCGAAACTGGCGCTTGATCGCTTCGCCCGCTTCTGTGAGGTTTCCTTCGTCGTCTGTCAGTCCATCGACTGTTTTACTCAGACCAGCGAAAGCGCTCTCGACCTCGATCGCAGTGTTCACACTGACAGCGCTGATCGTCCCCACAGCGCCAGCGATCGCTGTCCCTGCAGTCAGAGCGATCTTTGCTGCAGTCTGAAAAGCGCTAGTGATGATACCCCCTAGCCTGTTCATGACGCCGGCAGTGGTCGACGTGAGCTTCGACATAGCGCCCACCTCACGCTTGTATGTCGAAGCGCCACGCATGAAGCCAGCCATCTCCATGACAGCTTCCAGCCCGATCTTTTCGCTCGTGCTCATTACGCAGTACTCCCTTGGAGAGCTTTACCTCATAAGAGATCGTCGTCTGGCACTGGATCGAGTCCCTTGGCCAGTCGATCAGCTTGTTTCTGGCGAAGTGTGTTCTCTACGTCTTGCATCATGTACCACTCGCGCGTCCACTCCAAAAGCTCGGCCTGTTGCATCTCTGTGAGATCTTCCCAGTTATCGACAGCGTACGGTTTATAGTGCCACAAGAAACAGATCGTTAGCTCGCTAAATCTCGGGTGATGCGTCCATCTTGCTGGTTTCAGATTTAATCGTTCCTTGCACTCTCTCAGCGACAGATCTCCCGATCCTGTCCAGCGTACCGCGAAAAAACGTCTCGAAAGTTTCGACAGCCTCCTGACTGATCCCACGTATGGAAGCTGTACGCACTGCAGCCATGAAGCCGATCCAGTCAGCTGCAGTATAGAAACATTCGTCTTGTAAGTACTCGTACTTGAGATCGATCGCGTTTTCTGGCAAGTCAGCGCCAAAGGCCTCTTGCATCTCGATCCAGTCGTCTGGTACGTCGAGCTGTACAGCGCGCACGATCATGGCTTTGGTTTGCTTGAGTGTGATCTCGTTTGCCATGCGATCTTGACAGTCGAGATACGCAGCCCATGCGGCCTTCTCTTCGTCTGTTGTGCTTTCGTCGGCGATCGAGTCTTCGTCGTGATAGAAGCTGTCTTTGCCTACTTTGTACGCTGGCGCGTCGACTTGCTCTTCTCGCTCTTCGTACTCGCGCCGGATCCGCGTGGCGATGCGCGCGAGAAACGACTCATGCACTGCGCGATATGGGATCTCGCGTCCATCTTCGTTTGTGTAGATCAGTGGCCCGGTTCTTGTTTTCGTGTCTTCGCTCATGTTCGTATTGCCCCCTTGTTAAAATGGTCGCCGCCACGTGAAGGGGGGGAACACGCAGCGGACGACCATACTTTTAGAGTAAAAGCGACCCCCTTGTCGATCTAGCCGCCCATGCCGACGTTGGCGATCATGGCTGTCGTGCCTTGCACTTCGCCAACAGTCTTGGCCTGGTTACAGTCGCAGACTGCGATCGCGTTTAGGCCAGCGTTTGTGGGCATTTGTGCGACCTGTCGCCAGTCATACCCTCCATTGACGGTATGGAAGACGCGCCCCACTGGCGCGGCTGTGTTGTGGACCAAGTACCCACAGAACAGATTGTAAGGCGACGTTTCGACAAACTCGATGTCGACGACTTCGCCAGCGCCAGACCCTGAGAAAGTGACCAGCGTCATGGCTGTCTCGCCAGCGTCGATCGTCTTGTACAGATTGCCCGAGCCTGTCCCGATCCACCATCGGCAGTCTGTCAGCGCTGCGACGCAGTACAGATCGTCGCCGCTTCCAGTGACGTTGTCGGGTACATACCAGTTTACACCACCGTCGATCGTCACCAAGATCGTGTCGTTGTCGCCGACCACAACCAAGTGGTTTTCATCTGGACCATGGATCATGTTGAGATCCTCAGTCGTCAAGATGGCGTCATGTACTACTGTCCAGCTCTCGCCGCCATTGGTCGACTGCGCGATCCCTCCCCCGGTGAGCACACACCACACGTTATGCGGATCGAGTGCGAAAAGCCCACCTTGGCGAGCCACGTACTGGCCGAGCGTCGCGCCGACATTGACCAGATTCCACGTCGCGCCATTGTCGTCGCTATATGCGATCTCTGCTGGATTGGCTGCGTCTGTCGTACCTCGAGCGACGATCACTCTCATGGTTTCGTCGTCGATCTGGACGCGCACGATCGAGCTTATGATCTCGTCAGTGGCGAAGGGATTGGCGGCGCCTGCAGTCCAGTCTGTTGCTTTCGTCTTGAAAAGCACATCGGCCAGACTCGACGCGCTGCCTGGCACTGGATCGCCAGCGGCTGCACCGTCTTCGCAAACGCCCTTCGCGCCCCCGCACTCATCCCAACATGCCATGGCATTGCCAAAGTCAATGTCGTTTAGCGCTTCCGTCTCTGTGGTCTCTTCTCTCGAAGCGACCAAGCGAAAGTACTTTAACCAAGTACTAGAGCTGATGTCGAACGATTGCATGCTCATGTCTTGGTTTTCAGCGTCTTTCGCGTACAGATTCGAGAGCGTCTCGCCAGTGATGCGCGCAGTAGGCAAGAGCCAGCCACGCGTATACCCTGGGAAGACGTCGCGCCGGCCTTTCTTGTACTTGTTGACATACAAAGGCGCGCCACACTCGACGACTCTTTCGAGCCAGTCCATGAACTCTTCGACGTCGGCCTCGACTGACGTCGTGACTGCTGTCGGCGCTCCCTGAAACTCTGCGCTCACGTACCAGCTATTGATCATGCTCAAGTCTGGACAAAAGCGCACAGTGACGTCACCTCTCGGAGCCGACAGATCCCCCAAGTTGTGACAGCCCAATGGGTATAGTTTCGTCCCGGGCCCGTCTGGCTGTATCCACAAGATACCATCGCCAGCCTTGTGCTTGTAGCTCATGGTTAACCTCCCATGCTATGCTTGCTACTTGTGACCACGAGCCGCACGCAGCACGCGAGCGATCTCTGGCTCGAAAGCCAGCATGAACGCTTTGCGCAGCCTGTGATAGTTGCTCGTGACGTCTTTCGCCGATATGATACCAAGCTCTAGCTGTGCGCGAGCGAAGCGAGATCGAACGCCAGCCACGTCGATCATGCTTGCCCATAGAGTCAGTACGATTGCTTGATCCAGTACTCGCTGTGCGACTTTGCCTTCTTTGATCGCGTCCAGCGCCACGCTGCAGCCGACAGTACCTTCGTCGCCATCGTACACGACGATCGCGACGTCGCCTTCTACACGCATGACCTCGACGTCGACCCACTCGCAGTGATCGCCCTCTTGCTGTCCATCTCGCAAGTAGTCGAAACTCGTTAAAACGTCCAGATCTTGTGTCTCTTTGTCCATTGCTCACCTCACATGAATGGTATCTTGCCTGTGCGACGATAGCGCTGCACGCGCCTCTTTAGTACTGGATTCATGAGATAGCCGCCAAAAGGAACAGAGATCGCGAGCTGCATTCGTTTCTTGATCTCTGGTCGCCACTTCTCTGCGATCACCTTGTCAAAGTGTCGGCCCTCGAAGCCTTTCGCAGTGATCTGCGTATACACGAAGACCAGCTCGCCACGCGAGCCGCCCTCTGTTGGCTCTAGATCTCCAAGTCGCAAGCGATTCGGCCATGTCTTTGCGTCGTACCCACTTGGAAAGACCAAGAGCCCTGGACCGTCTTTAGGGATCTTGTACCCACCTTTGACGCCCTTTGTCAGACGCTTGTAATTGACGTCTGACGTCGTGACGCTGATCGTCACCTTTCGCGATGTGACCAGACCACGCTTTCGGAACTTTGGCCGATTGCGAAAAGTCTTCGTCGTCGTGTCGAAGTCGCTGCGCACGTCTGTCGCTGTCTCGCTGGCCATAAAGCGCAACGACGATTCGAGCCAGTCGAGATCAATGTCTGTTGGTAGTATCTCTGTGACCTTGAACACGTTACACCTCGAGCTATAGCTCGCTGATTCTGCGCAGTCGCATGTTTTGCGCTTTGACATACACGTCCCATGCGCCATCGCTCACACCAAAAGGACAGCGCTCGCGCTCGTTTGACACGTTGTCTGGTACGTTTCTCGCGCCTGTCCACATGTTTTGGAGCCATTCGTCGCTGGCGCATGGCGGCTGTGGGATCTTGACCAGCGCGAGCTTGACGATCATGTGCTCTTGCTCGTTTGTCAGCGTTTCCAGTCCGGACAAGTACGACAGACGTATCGACTCTGGACAGCACCGACACAGCGAAGAGCTGCGCGTCCATGCGCCAACCGAGTACGTCGCGAGATGCGTCTCCCAAGACCCCAAACGCGCGCTTCTGATACGCATGCACGCGTCGCGCTCTGTCGAGCTGCAGCTCGCGCACGAGCACGTCGAGCCACTCCCATACACATACACGCCATTGGTACTGGGATCGTTGTACTCGCGCTTTATGTCGACGTTGTCGACAAAGTTGGCGAGCGTGGCATAGTCGACGCCAGAGCGCTCTGGCTCTTTGACAGTCTCTTGCGCTGCCTCTGTGACCAGCCGACAGCGCGGTATGTGTATGGTCAGCGTGCCAGCGCTGATCGAGACATAGCTCGGCGAGATGCGCGCGTCGCCGCTCGGATAATAGACCATGACTTCGTCTTCGTCTGTGAACGTCACACCTGGCACGGTAAAGACCATGGGATCGACGCTCTTGTCGACTGGCGCGTGCGCGAGAGAGACGTCGTCGACAGCTCGCACGCCGGCAGCTATCAAGCGACCACGCTTCGACCAGACTGGCTGTCGAAAGAAAGTAGACTCGATCGCCCATGTGGGTTTCCAGTAATAGCGCGTCAAGTCTTCCAGCTCGACCTGGCTGTCGCGCAGCGCTCGCGCGAGCGTGTCGCGATCGCTCTTTGTCCACATGTCGAGCCCTGGATAGTTGGGATCGCTCGTGTTGGTCACTCCCCAGAAAGAGCACTCTGGGATCTGCGCGAGCTGCGCAAAGCGCGCCAAAGGGACAGCGAGATCAAAGTCTGCGAGTGTGTCTTCTGTTGGAACGACGATCGCCATGTCTGTCCCCTTCTATGTCTTGGTGTACTCTAGATCACTGCCAAAGCCATCGCGCCGCAAGTGGACGTCAAACTCTTTCGCGAACGCGTCGCCGACAAGTGGATCAGCGCCAGCGAAAAGACCAGACGCGTTTGTCGTGTCTCTGTAGATATGGACGTCGAGAAAAGCCGACACGCCAGTCAGAGAGCTGGCGTCGATGTCGGCCAAGTCGGAGATCTGCATGATCGGTGACGCTGCGTATGCAAACTTGAGATCGATGTACTTGGCAAGAGTGAAAGCGCCTGTGTGGTCTTCGCCGTTATCATAGATGCGCCAGCCGATCAGCCAGTTTGGTACGTCTGCGCTCTCTTGTCCCCAGTGCAAGTGGAGATCAAGATCGTCACCTTGCGACCAGTCATGATCGAGCTGGATCGTCAGCGCGACAAAGTCGTCTGGATATTGCGCATTGTCTTGGAAGTCGACGCCGATTTTATCAAAGTTATAGTCGATGCGCCCGGCTGGCGTCGTCAAGCGCTCACCGATCAGTGGTCGCAATTCGTCATGCCACGCGCGCGCAGCGCCATACAAGCGCAAGATACCATTTTCGTCGATGTACAGATAGTCGCCGCCAGCGACGTCGCCGACTTTCAGATCGGACAGCTCAGAGATCGAGAGCTGCAGCTCGGACAAGTTGACGATCCGCACTGGCGTCGATGGCCCTGGATCGTCGCAGCCTACCAGCCGCACTGGTACAGATGGACCTGTCATTTTATACCTTCCATGTGCGCCAGCGTATAAAATACCATGCAGCACCTGACACGCCAGCGACAAGCACCAAAACATGAGCGACAGTCATACTCGACAAAACGCAGAGAGAAAAGAGAAGCGCGAACCATGGCGACACGCAGAAAGGGCACGTCAGAGCGCGCCCGATCTCAGTCTTTGCCACTGGCATGCCATCTGGACCGCGTTGATCTCTGTATTCGTAACAACCAGCCGCGACGCGCAGTCGCTGCATAATCCCCCATGGGCCATCTTCGACGACTACAAACCAAGACGCACGCACTGTCGCCAGTGCTGCAGCCAGCCACAAGATCCACTCTGGTACGTTCATGGCGACACTTGCGCAGTAGCGCCAGCGCTGTGTGTTTCCCGGGAAACATCGCCAGCCAGCTCTGCAGCGAAAGCGATCTCTGCATTGACATACTCGCGCAGCTTGCGCACAGTGCCGGCGCCTATCGCGTCGAGCTTGATCAGCTCTTCGTCAGTGGCTGCGAGCAAGTCGTCGAAAGTGAGCACGCCAGCCGCATGCAAGCTGTCGCGAGCTGCAGTCGTGACGCGCGAGATCGTCGACCAGTCAAACGGTACGATCGTCGCATCTGGCGCGTGCTCGGCCTGGCTGGTCGCTTCGTCGACCTGGTCGTCGACTGGCGCTTCCATCGCTGCGCGCAGCTCTGCGACTTGTGCGTCTTCGACTGGCTCTTCGACCACTGGCGCTGGCGCGATCTCGACGCGAGCAAACAAGTGCTTGCCTTTGTGCATGATCTCCAAAAAACCTGGCTTTTTCATGTCGCCAGTGCGCACGTCTCTGTTGTCGACGTTGCCATTAGGGCGAGACTTCCCAAACGAGTACGGCATGCGCGTCACTGGGCCATAAAAGACCTCTGACCCCCAGTTATCCCCTTGATACTGGATCAGCGTCATGCCATCGACGCCCGGAACTGGCATACTGGCCAGTGTGACTGTCTCAGTTTGCGCAGCTCTCGACGTCCCTGGTATTCTGACCGGACCACCGCAACCCTTGCACATATTGACCCCTTCTCGCATGTAGACACTTGGCCAGATGGCGGCGAGCTGGTCGAGAAAGCGCTCGCGCCACTTTGGCGTGGTATTGTGTATGCTTCTGTTCTGGCGCTCTCTTCTGTACAAGTAAAGCGCCTGTCTCACGTGCTCGCCAGACCAGCCAGCGAGCGCCAGCGCGACATTAAACTGCCAGTCTTCTCGGCCATAGCGCATGGACTCATGATACTGTCCAGCGTCGACCCATGCTTGCTTTGGAAAGACGATCCCGGCATGTACATGGTTCTTACAGAGAAGCGCTTTCGCGTCCCAGTCTTGGAGTCGCATCTCTTTTTGACGTCGACCCCCGGTCACTATTCGACAGTTATCGTATGCGAAAGTCTTGTCTTTGCCCTCGAGCGCAGCGAGCATGACTTCGAGTCGCGTTTCTTCCATCATGTCATCAGCGCACAAGATCGAGATATACTTTCCAAAGGAAGCATTGATCCCAGTGTTGTTGGCGGCTGGCGTGCCTCCATTCTCTGCGCGTCTGATGTAGCGCACAGCTCGCCAGTCGTCGGCAAGAGAGAGCGCGACCTCTTGCGTGTTGTCTGTACTGCAGTCGTCGACGATCACGATCTCAAAGTCTTGTATGGTCTGGCCAGCCATCTGGCCGAGTACGGTTTTGCCACCAATGAGAGAAGCGACAGCCTCGGCCAAGTATCGCCCGTAATTGTAGCATGTGACGATCACGCTCACACGTGGCGGCGTGCGTATGAACAGAGTACGCTTTTCTGGCTGCGCTTTGAGCGTCGCCGCAATGCTCGATCCAAAAGGCTCGCGCCCTCGCACGTGTCCCAACCACTCTGGCTGGAAGATTGGCCGAGCTGCAAAGCCAGCCCGACACGCTCGGAGCTGCCACTCTGCAGTAGCGCCCCATAGCGGATAGTTTACAGCGTCGAGACCTCCGACAGCGTCGAGAGCGTCGCGACGCATGTACATGAAAGTACCTTGTACATAGCCTTTCGGCCATGCTGGATGGCCAAAGACGCCATCGCCGAAGACGCCAGAGCGACGCGCCATGTGGTCGACGATGTCAGCGGGAAAGCCAGAAGGAAAGAAAACATCTTGATTTAGCACCAAAACGTCACGAGCGCCAGCCAGCTCGATCCCCTTGTTGACAGCGCCTGAAAAGTAGCCACGCTGATCGAGTCTGTGCGTCGTGACGTTGTCTCGCTCGCTCGTGTACGCTCTGTCGCTCACATCGTCGACGACGATCACGTCGATGCTTGCAGGTATGTCGTCGAGCAAGCGCTCGATCGTCTTGTGACCATTCCGGAAAGGCACGACCACGCAGTACATGCAGATCCCCCTTGGAGAGCGAGCGCGCCGATCGCTCGACGCGCTCGCATAGTAGATCACGATCCAGACGCTATGGACACTCAGCGGCAGTGAACGACGTTTCTGGGTAGAAGCTCGTGTCAGCCGGGTTAGGCGACAGCGGCCCTGTAGGCGTCGAGCACTTGACATCTTGGAAGCGGATTTGCGCCCATGGAGCCAAGCACCACAGACGCGGCGCCATCCAGAGTTTTAGGATCCGACAAAGCTCGTCGGTGTCGACCTTGCCCAGTACACGACCAGCGTCGCGTACAAAGTAGTCGCCGACAGCGCCAGCCGCGTCAGAGACGCCAGACAGCTCGCGCAAAGCTGTGTTTGCGTCGAGATGCTCGCCTTCCCAGATGCGCTGTGCTCCCATGGAGCCAGTCAGGAAAAAGACGTCGCCACGAGTCGGCCCGTTGATCAGACCCCAGTCATACGCGAGCAATGGGATCGTGTGGCCATCCAGAGCGATCATGCCATCGCCAAAAAGCCCACCGTTTAGCGAGATACGGAACTCGCGCATCTCTTTGGAGTCTTTGACGACCTCTTCGTACTGCGCGCCGGGACATACTGACCAGCACGTATAAAAGTCGAGCAAGCATCGCGCCAAGAAACTCGGCAGAACCAAGATCATGTCGCCGACTTGCATGGACTGGTTTCGCAGCATCGGCGACCAGCCAATGCGCTGGATGATGTTACGGAACAGATCGAGCAAGACGTCGACAAAGTCCCAAGTGGCTGCGATCGCGTTACCGTTGATCGTGATGCCAGCGCCCCCGCTCATGGGGTTTCCATTCCAGTCGACGACCCACGAGTCGAGCATGCTGCAGTCGTACCCAGTCTTGACCCATCGCTTTAGACCGTCAAACTGGCCGGCAGTCGTGGCATTGCCATCGATCAGAGCGACGCGTATGTCGTTCAGCACCTGATCCATGGTAAAGGTCATGTCCCACATGGTTTCCGACTCGATGCGCGATCCGTCGAGCATGTAGCGCGGGAACGTTTTACAGTAACGCTCTGGTCGCAAGATCTTGCGCACCGGGCCCGAGCGACCATACAAGCCAAAGTCTTCGACGCTCAGCGAGCACGACCCAAACTCGACGCCATTCGGCTCGGTACATGGATCGCTGATATAGCCAGCGGTGTCGCTGCCTTCGCTCTGCTCTGGTCTCAGATAGTTGATAAAGTGGACCTTGCGCAAACAGTCTTCGCTTACTTGAAAGCCCATCCAGTCGAGCAAGTCCAGCGCGCCCTTGTAGTACAGCGAAAAGATCTCATCAGCGCACGAGTCGAAAAAGTTGCAGCACCCAAAAGGCGTGGCTGCAGTACTGATCGTCAGACGCTGCTGCGCTGTCAAGTGGCGCGAGTCTGGAAGCTGGCCGATCACATTCGGCCCTTGGAGCATTCTCATGGTATATCCTCCGTGAAAAGTCGATCAGTCAGCGCGAGCGCCTAGCCATACGCGCCTGGGATCGAGTCTAGCGACTCTTGTGCGCGCTGCGCGCTCGTGTCGCCCTGGTCGCTTTCGCCGTTTTCGTCGGTTTTCTCTGGCGCTCGATCTACGCTCGCGCGAAACGACACTCGCCGCGTCGCTGGCGCTGGCGCGTCTTCGATGCGCTCGATCCGCTCGTTGATCTCGCTCTCTCGCTGGTCGAGTCGCTCCATGACTGGCGCGAGCTGCGCTTCGACTGCAGCCCTGATCGCATCGGCGATCCCAGTCTGGAAGGTTTCGTCAGCGACCACGGCACGCGCGATCTCTGCGACGACGTCTTCGTCGACGACGATCTCGCCAGCGTCTTCGCTCTCGCCGGTCTCTGCGTCGACAGTCTCTTCGTCGCTGGTCTCTGCGTCTTCTGTGGTCTCTTCGACCTGGTCGTCGGCCTGGTCGCTCTCGCTGGCGTCGTCGCGAGTGATCAGATCAGAGCGCTCGATCTCTTCATTCGTGCCAGAGATCATGTCAAGCGCCCCGGCGATCTTGTCTTCGTCGCCATCATAGAAGCGATCAAGCGCTTCCATCAGTTTGTTGCTCATGCTTGACCTCCCGATCATAAGTGTTCTGGTAAAGTGATTGCATGCCATCTCTTTCGGAACGTCCGAGATCTCGACGTGTATCCCGGCACGATATACGGGAACAGTCAAACCTGGCTGGATTTGTACGAGATCTGGATCTTCTGTTGGAAGATAGCCAATGCTTTCGCCCCAATAGTCTGGATCGCGTAGGTGCGCTTGCACAGCGTCGCGCCCTGCGTCCGTTTCGTCGAAAAGCCCGCTTGTAATATACGCATTTTCAGCGCGACAGAGAAAGTCTGTCTCGCCGCTCTTGAACGCTTCGCCTTGGTGCATGAACGTTCTGTACGGATAGTCGCCAGTGCCTTCTGCGAAAGCGATCATGCTGTCGAAGAGATCGCGACTGTCGATCTCGTGCGCTCTGTTGAGCACTGACGTCGCAGAGATGGACAGCCATCGGTATCGGCCATCGCTCTGGCGAAAAACAGAAGTAGAGCGCGAGACTGGCACAAAGTCATGTTGCACTTCGACCGGCTCGCCGAGCTGTGGATCGTTGTTTTCGTCCAGCGTCACTGGCACGATGTACAGCACGCCCATGCGCTCGAAGAGCGCGAAAAGGTCGTCTTGGTCGAAGTACAGATCGATCAGCCAGCCCTCATGGAGCGACCAGACCAGATCGTCGACTCTTGGGTATGCAGACATCACACCGATCATGCGCTCGTTTTCCTCTGGCGGCTCTTTGCCAGCCAGCTCGTACACAGCGCCGGGAGCAATGCGATCCATCTGGGTATAGCCAGTTATGATCTTGTTGGCTGCGCTCTTGACTGCAGCGCCCCATGCGTCTTCTGGCACGTCTTCCGGACGCTCGACAGCGGTGATCCCACGTCCCCCGGCTGCAGCAAAAAGAGCGCGATCGAGCATGACTGTCTCGCCATCCCCTTCGCGCCTGACTGGTAGCATACAGTGCGACTGTGCTTTCGTGTCGCGTCCCGCTGCAGCATTGACGTCGATCAAAGACGCCGCACAATACGCGTCTGTGTCGCTGTACTGTGTCGGCGATCCATCCCAGTCGTCGACCTCTTCGACTCGACGAAAGTGCAAAGCGAGCCGCACTCGCTCGACGATCCTGTGTAGCTCTTGCAACAGATTCATGCCGACCTCCAAAGCTGGAAACACAAAAAGCCGACTTGCGATCGCGAGTCGCAAGTCGGCACAATGGCACACGCGAGTATAGCCATATTATAGCACGGGAGACGTCAGATCGTCAAGGTCAAAAGTATATCAGATCTGATATACTTTAGTCGACTTGGTGAGCTTGGACCCCCATGCGCATGAGCGTCAAGTTGTCGAGCTTGTCAAAGATCACGACTTGCAGCTCTTCGCCCTTCGTCCCATCGATCCTGGGGACAGCGCCCCAATTTGACTGTCCCCCAAAGCGAAAGCGAGCGACGAAGCCATATGTACCACCACCACCGGCCCGATCGTGGTACTCGACATACGCGCCGAGCGTCTCAAAGTCGCCATTATTGTGTGCTACCATGATGTTAGCGAAAGATCCGTCTTGTCGTTTCTTGCGCAGTAGCACGCCATTGGTCAGCGAAGCCTGGTCGCCAAAAAGACCAGTATCCATGGCCGCGACACCTTCGATCGAGAAGACGCATGAAACTATGTCCCAAGCGCGATCGCCACGTGGTACAAGACTATAGATCAACTCGCCGCCAGACGCGTCGACGTTCATCTCGATCGTACTGCGCGACGCAAAGCTCGACGCGATCGCGAAAGCATTGCCAGATGGCGTGTCGATCGTTATCGTGTTGACAGCGACGCCCACGCAGAGACCAGCCCACAGAAAGCCAGTCGCAGTGTCGATCACTCCAAAATAGTCGCCAGCACTGAAACCATGGCCAGCGCCCAGATCGACTGTTCTATCGCCGACTGCGATAGGACTGGCCAGCGTTACGATATTCAGACGACGCAGCATATAGATCGCGCCTAGCGCAGTCGTCTGATCTTGTAAGAAAGTGTCGATCGCGCCATTGGCATGCATGAACAAAGCCACTGGATCGCCATTGACGTCGAGACCATACACGCGTACTGGATCTGTCACTGCCATGCTACACCTCCAAGGGTATTAGGGCCCTCGCCAGCGCACGCGTGGCATGGTGCTCGCGTGCCACTTGGAAGACCAAGAGAAGCGCGCGACGTGGTACGTACAGCGCACGCGCACACACTGAAAGCGATAGTACTGCGCTTGCGACAGAACGCGCGAGCCGACCAAGTGCGCTGGCTCGCTATACAAGAAAGACCAGTCGACGACGTCTTTGTACTCTTCCCAGATCTCGACCAGTCTGGCCATAGCGTCGGCGATCGCCTCGCCTAGATCTTGCCAGACTGCGACCATTTTCTCGGCACTGTCGACCCAAGTGTCGACAGCATCGCCCATGTGAGCGCGCATGCGCTCTGCACAGTCTTGGATCGCTGCGCGTTTGCTGTCCGAAAGTCCACTCTTGTACATTAGATCCCCCTTACACCTTGAAACAGAACGATTAAAAGCAAAGCTAGTATCGCGTACAGCATCGCATCGATCCAGTCGAGAGACAAGAGACGATCGCGCCATACGAGCGACCAGTCGAGCACGACCTCGACGACGTCGACGACCAGTTCGCCGAGACACGCGACGCAATGACTCACGAGACCCCACGCGCGCGACAAGATCTTCTTACAGACGCCGGCACGCATGCGAGCGAGTCGCTTGTCTCCCCAGTCGAGCACGTCACCAAAGAAACGAAGCAAAGCCAAGATCATGAAACGTCCCCCTTATGCGCTCTCAAAAACTTAGCGCGACGTGCCCTTCGATCGCGCAGCCACTTGGGGATATGACGATCGAAGAGTAGCGAGTAAGTGTATACCTGGTAAAAGCCCATAAGCTCGAAACATGTTCGCAGCTCTGGCTGGACCCATACACGATCCACACCTGCAGGTCGTACACTCATGTCGCGTCGTCCCCTTTCTCACACTCTCTACTCTCGCAGCTCTCGCATGCCTCGATTATAGCTCGTATCTCGGCACGCACGAGACGCGAGCCACGTCTCGACGCTCTGCGCTTGTCTTTGTCGACAAATTGCAGACATGGGCCAGCTCGGCCAGTGACGACGCGCGAGACTTTGACGCCATCGACCACGAGCCAGCCGTCTTGGACCTGTACGTCTTTGCTCACTGGTATACCTCCCCTTGGTCGTTTCTGTACTCTTTGTGACATTGGCAATTCGTCAGACAGATCGTCGCGCCTTCGCCTGGGTATGGAAAGTGATCAAAGTCTTGCCAGCCTTCTGCAGCAAAGTCGACGCAGTCGTCGCAGTGCTCAGCGATCCCCAGTACCCACTTTTCTTGGGTATAGCCAGCTTGCTCTGCGTTTCTGGCAAAAGCTCGCTCGTAGGCCTCGCGCGCTGCGTTTATGTACATCTGGACGCGCACGCGCACTTGTCCGTCGACCACGTCGCCAGCGAGCACTTGCGCATAAAAGTCGCGCAGATATGGCGAGTACTGCGAGCCGATCATGCCGCCCACGCTGCCCCAGTCTTGTTGGGACATGCGATCGCGCCCACCTCGAGCCAGCACGTACTGGCGTATATGCTCGTCTTTGATCTCTGTGCGCATGTACTCGTACCACGTGCTGGCGTCGACGTCGCCTTCGAGCATGCGATCTGTAAAGTCCAGCGCGGCTGTGGTCGTACTCGACAGCGACTGATCAGAAAGCGCTCTGATCTCTCGCCAGTCTATAGGGCCAGAGCGCGCTGGCTCTTCCCTCTCGACGTATTGTTTAGTCTCGGAGTCCCAAAAGATCGGCATGTGTTACCTCACACTCGCGAGTGATGCTTCCAGCTTTCGACATGCAGCCATGTATAGTCGTATGTCCAGCTCGTTTTTTTCGCGTATCGCGATCCAGTCTTTGACTGTGAGATCTTCGACTCGTGGTCTGTACACTTGTACGAGCTTGGGAGTCGTGACGACGTTTCGCCAGCCGAGACGCCGGCAGAGCATCGCGACAGACTCGCCATAGTGCTCTGTGATCCCAATGTCCATGTAGTCGAGTCTGCGCAGCGCAGTGGCGAGATCGTCTTCTGTCGCTGGCGACTCTTTCGGCCTGATCCCCACGTCAGAGCGTCCAGCGAGAAAGCGCGTCATGCCGTTTTCAGCATCTGACATGGCGTCGCTCTTGACAAACTCGTGCAAGGGCAAGAGCGCCAGCTCGTGGCGCTTATGCTTTGGTCGACCTCTGATATAGTAGTACAGCGAGACCACGCGATCGACCGGCTCGCGCAGAAAAGAGACATAGCGCCAGAGTCCCGGCAGCCATTCATGCGCGCCATACCCAACATGGCCAGCGACGCACTGTACCCACCTGGCGACCTGGTCGGCCTGGCGCTTCGCTGCAGCGACGTCGCCGCCATTGCGCAGCCTGTAACATGACTGGCCATAGTTGGCTTTGAGAAGATCCATGAACGTCGTGCCAGCGGTTTTGGGTATGTGTAGAAAGATCACTCGCTGTACTGCGTTTGTCTGTGTGTCCACTTGTCCCCCTAATACTTGACGACAGCGTGCGCTTGTCGTGCGAGACTGTTGTCGCTTCCATCCATGCCAAGAAACCAGAGCAAGCGCTTGATCTCGCGCAGCGAGTCAGCCTTTCCAGTCCGGACGCGCTCAAAGTGCAAAGTATAGACTGGCCAGTCGACGCCAACCAGCGAGCGCTGGATCTCGCGCCTATACCTGACGCAGAGACGTCGCCACGACTCTGCGCTCTTGCCATTGCGCTGCATGAGCGACGCGACGACGTCGTCTTCTTTTCGCACGCACCAAACGACGCGCACGTCTGGTTTATTCCATAGGTCAAAGTAATCGTTTTGCACATCAAAGATCTGAGCGTATGCTCGTAAAAAGAGAGACGTTCTAGGATCCTTCCAGCCCCAACATGATCCCATGTGCGACTCGACGCGCGAGCACACAAGATTGTACAGATCTTGCGCGATCCCTTTGTCATTCATGACACGCCAGATCGCTGGCCAGTTTGGTGGACGATACCAGATCCCGCCAGCGCTTCGCAGCGCGTGCTTGTGCAATTCGAGAAAGTCTCGATCTTCGTGATGCGCTTGGACGTGCGTCTCGCCAGAGAGCAAGTCTTCGCATGTGAGCTGTCATGCTCGTGCCAGATCTGTGCATACCCACGACGATCACGATCATAGTATCGGCCTTTCTCCCAGTGGCGCGCTCGGCTGGCCAGCTTGGTTACAGTACACACCATCGACCTTGGACCAGAAAGCGCTGCGCATCTCGCACAGCGCTGTCAGGCGTCGAAGGCGACACGCGCGCTGGCGCTCTTCGATGGCGTCGAGCTGGTCGTCTCTGTCGAGCATGTTGACTCGCCAGCCATGCGACACGCACGTCGCAAAGCCAGCATGCCACGAGCGCTGGCTCGTAAGCTGGCCAGTAAAGCCTGACAAGTGATCGCGCGCGAGAATGTCGAGAAAGCCAAGTCGATCCATGAGATCGCCAGAGTGCCACGCGCACGCGTGCGCGACTGGTCGTACCACTTCGATCGTCGCGTCTTGGAAGCTCTCACGACTAAAACGCTCGATCCCTGGACCTCTGTACAGTCGCTGGACGTATGGCGCGACGATTCCATACACTGGACGATCAGAGACAAAGCTCTCGCACCAAGAGATCCAGCCACGCGAGAGCACTTCGACCTGGCTGTCGAGTCGCACGAAAGGCTGGCCAGCGCGACGCTGTGCAAGCGCTTCATTGATCGACTGCGACTCGCCGAGACAGCGCCCATGAGACCTGACTTCGACGTACCCACGACCAAGCGCAGCGAAGCGATCGCGATAGGCATGGAGCTGGCCGAGCGTGCGATCGTGCGAGCCATCGTCGATCAGCACCAAGTCGAAGCGCTCGCCAGTGGCGATCGACGACAGAAGGCACGAGAGCATGCGCACTGTTCTGTCGATCTGGTCGTGACAGACTGTTACGATCAAAGGTCTTTCTTCGTGTTCACTCATGGCCAGCACTCTCGACAAAGTCGATCGCTTCTTGCACGCGCTCGCCGCATGTGGCGTCTGGCATTGTTTCCCGGGAAACATTCATGCGCGCTTCGATCTCTTGCTCTCTTGTTGGCTTGCATAGAGCGAAGCGCATGGACACTGGATCATATCCCATGCTTTCCAGCTCGGCAGGCGACCAGATCGTACTGGGAAGTGCGCGCAGTGGTCGCACGCTGCGCGAGCGCATGTCGACGTACTCTCGCACAGGGAAGCGCATGACTGGCGTCTTGTTTTTGGCCATCGCTGCAGCGTAGCAAACGCGTATCGCTGGCGCGATGTGATCAAGAAAGATCTCGCCGAGCTGGTTATACATGGATCTGTTCCATAGCGCGCACTCTGGATCAAGGTATGGTATTCTTGGGTGTATCTCTGCGCGCTGGCCGTTTTTGCCAAACGCGTCGACCTTGTACACTCTGCCCACGCCAAGGGCCCTGGCCGACTCTGTCAGCTCGTGAAACATGTTTTCGACCAGCATGCCACGCTTGACCACAACATGGCTGGCCAGCGTCAGTATAAAAGGCGTGCTCGCGATCGCGAAGGCTCGCGCGAGCGCTGGACCTGACCCCACGTCACTTGGGATCTTGTGTGTGTAGATCTTTTCGTTATGCTGCGCGAGACGCGCAGCCCACTGGCCGACGTCTGATCCAGCCTTCGAGCCATTGTCGATCAGTATGATGCTCATGTCTGGATAGAAACGAGTCAAGCTGTCGAGTGCTCTCTCGGCCAGCGCGCGCGTCTTGTTGATCGCGATCGCGCACGTCGTTACAAGCTGTACCCCCTTTGTCATGTTCACTCTTCGATCTCCCTTTCTTGGCCAGCACTGGCTGGCGTGTACGTGGTCTGTGGATCAATCATGCGCGTGAGCGTGTCGCGCAGCTCGCGCGCTTCGTCGAGAGAGAGAAACAAGATCGGCGCCGTGTCTCGGATCTGCAGCTCGATCACGTCTTCCAGACTCTGACGTCCATGACGCTCTAGTCTCACTCTGCGATCTCCCCTTCTGGTAGCTCTTCTGAGTTTACGAGCTGGCCATACACGCGCCCGACTCGCCGCGTGCCATTGGCCAGCGCCCGATCGACGTCTTGCTCTGTGATCGTCACAAGATCGCCTTGGTACAAAACGTCGTCTTGACGCTCGACGTACAGTCTGCATGCTTCGCTGATCTGGTCTTTCGTCAGACCAGCCGCGAACCCTTCCCAGTAGCGTCTGACTGGCTGCGCTGGATCATAGATACGCACGACGCGATCTCTTGGGTACTGGTACAAGACGATAGGCTCTTGTGGGTGTAAGACCAGCGCGCGCTGGACTGCTGGCGACTCCATGCAGCGCTCTCGAAGCAAGCGCATGTTTTTGTCGTCTGTCGCCTGGCTTTCCTCTTCTGTCTCTGTCCAGTCGGCTGGCATGATGTTATTCTGGACCAGCCACGATCGAGCCTCTTCTCTGGACCATAGCGGCTGGCCAGCGTCGAGCCCTGACTCGTATGCTCGCGACGCTGCAGCGATATACGCGTCTGCGACCTCGGCGACAAGCATCTCGCCTTCGGTGTCTCTTTCATCATACGAAAACTCTAGGGACTCTGGCATGAAGCTCTGGATCGCGTCTTGGTGTGAGAGCGTAAAGTCAGAGATCCCCTTCGAGCTGGACATGCGTCGCTGGTTTTCGCTCTCTTTGCCACGACCAAGAGCGCCCCCGGCGACGACCCAAAATTCTTCTGGCGACATACCAGCGCAGAGCGCCAGCGCGTACATGGACAGCGCATAAAAGTCTTTGTGCGTGAAATTGGCCGGCAGCTCGGACAGCGCCACGAGTTTCGCGTCTGGGGGATGCGATCCCATCGTGGCGATCACAGAGATCCCGCCATAGTAGCGGCGCTCGTGCGCTCTAGCCTCTTCTTGTCGGCTTTCCATGGCGTCTTCCCACTGTTGCTGGCTTATGTTTTGCAGTAGCAAGAGCCCTTTGGGCATGCGCGCGAGCACTGCCTCTTGATCGTGGTACAGCACAGCGATCAGTATGCGCAAAAGCTCGTATGCGCGCGACATGAAACAGTACCCCAGTCCATGGTAGTTTTCGTCGTCGCTCGGCATGCTCGCAGTGCGCACAAAGTCAGACGATCGCCACTTTTGCATGCGGCCTCGAGCTGGATAATAGCGCAGTGGGTACTCTGGATCAGCGACCAAGCGACAGCGCGCGCTGTCGACGTGGTAGATCGCGCGTACCGGGCCCTCTTCGCCATCTCTGCCTAGCTCTGTAACACTGTTCATGTCTGTGACCCAGTGCGACAGCGACGCTCTGCGCGCATAGTATCGCCAGTCTTGATCGTCGGCTCGCTTGAACATGCGCGAGAAGCGCAAGACCTGATTGCGCCCCCCGAGCAAAGTCCAGCCGCGATTGCTGTCCAGTAGCGTGAGCTGGTTTACCACGCCGGCCATGTGCGGCTCGCGACGCCAGCTCTCGCGCATAAAGCGATCGCGCTTGCGCGAGTCGGGTATATACTCAGGCGCGACCAGGTCGAGCTTTTGCACCCAATTGGCGATACTCAGCACATACGACGACGCGTCTGCAGCACTGACAGCACTGGGATCGAGTCTCGGCTGTTTGCTGTACGTCTCTTGCGCACGCTCGACGACGTCGTGCGCGATCTGTGTTTCTTGATCCATGTCTATCCTCCCGACGATCCACGCGCCCAACCAGCGCGCGAGCTTGCGCCATATGCGAGAGCGCCAGCCGCGATCGAGTCTGGCAAGTGGTCGACACGTCCCCCACTGTACACGTCAGCGCGCGACGCGAAAAGGTGCTCGCCATACATGGACTCGATTCTAGGCGCTCTGATCTCTTCTCTTTCTATCGCTGCGATATAGTTGCTTAGCATGTTCGATCTCGGCTTTCCAACCATCTGGACGCCAGTCGCATCGACTTCGATATAGTCGTCGATCACGTCGCCGAGTCCAGTCCCATCGTGCGCGGCTTGCCCTGGGTACATACGCACGCGATCATTGTACTTTTGGACCATCAGCGGCCAAGGCTGTCGGCCAGTGCGCTCGTATGCGACCAAGCGCCATGGCATGCAGTCTGTGCGAAACGTGATGATCACAGTATAGTCTTTCTCTTTCGCCCAGTCGGCGCCGGTCGTGTACCTGGCTCGCTTCTCTGGCGGCTCGACTATGATCAGCTCGTCGAGTCGACCTTCGTACTGTCCGAGCGACGCGTCGAACATGATCTCTGTTTTGGCTGGTACGATGGCGCGCGATCCCGGCGCTGGATCTTGGAGATCATACTCTGCATCCCACATGGCCTGGGTAACAGTCTGTCGCTTCGCTTCCAAGTTGCTGCGCAAGAGCCAGCCATGCGGCTCTAGAGTCTCCTTATAACACCACTGGTACACTGGCCAGCCACGCACCTTGGCGCGCTTTAGGATCTCTGTCATCGTGCCTTGCGCGTACTGATGTGTCGACGACAGTACTGTCTGGCTCTTTATGTTGTGCGTGTCCATCGGCTGGCCGAGCGCGCTGTCGAGTATGATTATGCTCGTTTCGTCGGCCTCATCCAGACGTAGGCGCTGTGGGTGTGGACCACGTACCGACGCAGTCGACGCCATCAGCGCGCGTATGTGATTGCCGTATACGAGCTTGGTCTCGCGCTTGACCGGATCCGACGCGAGAAGGTTTACAGGCGCGCGCTTGTAGTCCCAAAAGTTGGTCATGTACTCGTGTACTCGCGCGCTTTGCTCGCCAGATCCACCAAGTACACTGACTGACGCTTTCAGCGAGCACGCTTCGACCAGACCCAAGAGAGCGAGCAAGAAAGACTTGCCACCAAAGCCGCGCGATGCTTTCCACACTGCCACTGGCGAGCGCGCAAAGTACGCGTCGGCGAAAGCGCGCCATGGCGTGGTATGGTTCTCGCAGACTTGCACGTCTGGGATCTGGACGCCGAAAGAGACGCGCACAAACTCGCGCAACGTCTCTTCTTTTCTGATCGGCAGCTTGAACCTGTGTACTTTTTTGTGTCTACTCTTCGCCATGGTCGTCGTCTTCGTCGTCGTACTCGACGATCTCGACGACGTCGTGCGATACTGTCAAAGGCTCGCCATCTGCGCCAGTGATCTCTTTGCGTGGCATGAACCCATAGCGCTTGGCGGCTGGCGAGTGTGTGAGCACATGGAGTACTTGACGCCAGTCGCCTTTTGCAGCGCCAGACCACAGCCAATTATAGGCGACGTCGAAGAGTCGATCTTGCTGTGAGTCCCATGCGCGCTTGACGCTTGGGTGTCGTTTAATGTAATTCTCGACAGTGTGTCTGTGACAGCCGAGCCGATCGGCAGCGCCCTGGATCACTCCATTGGCTGCGTCGAGTGCTTCGATCACTTGCGCGCAAGAGTACTTCTCTGGTCTTCCGATCTTCTTTTCTGGGTTTTGGATCTCTTCGATCTCGCGCTCGGCCTGTGCGATCTGGTCGAAGAGATCTTCGAGTCGTTTGGCCAGCTCTGCGCGCTCTCTGACCTCTTCCAGACAAGCGCGCACCTCTTCGAGTCTTCGCTCTGCCTCTTGGACCTGTACGACCAGATCGATCATGTGTCCCCCTTACGACTCGCCAGCGATCTGGCTGGCCAGCTTTGCGCCAGCGCTCCCACCATGACGCAAGAGCGATCGAGTGCTGGCTCGCTCGATCGCTTCTCTCTTTATGTAGGTATGAAGGTATCGTGTCGGCAGTGTCGACCACGTGTACACGCCAAACAGGCGATCTATGTCGAGATACTTTTCGAGCGTCGCGCGTCTGACGTTACCACTCGACGACCAGAAAGCGCGAGACGTCGAGAGCTGGCGAAAGAGCGAAGCGTCGCGCAGCTCGCCACGCACAGCCAAGAGCCAGAGAGTGATCGTCGACAGTCCTTCTGGACCAAACGCGCTGGACACTGTCACAGTGTCACTATTGAACAGGCGACGCTTGAACGTGCCAAGCGCGCAGTGCGCAGCCTGCAGGCGAGTGATCGCGCTCTCTCTGTAGTCTTCGTACCTGGCTGGCCATACAGCGGCTGGCGTACATGGCATGGGTTTGAAAGGTGTATGTGTGATGTCTATGCGAGTACTCGCGTCATGCATGGGATCGCCTTTGTACTCGACGAAAGAGTCAAAAACAGACTCCCAAGTCGAGCGCATCTCGTGCCAGTCGTCGAGCGTCTCTGTCGGGTAGCCAATGATATTCATGACTCTGATTTTATACAGTGGAGCTGTGCGGCGAAGAGTACCAGCGAAGAGAGCGACCAGCATGTCACGTGAGATCGGTTTGTTGACCATACGTCGCAAGCGCTCCGAGAGTCCATCGCAGCCGATCAGCATCGAAGAGCCTGGCCAAGAGTCTGGACGATCGAGATCTAGCTCAAAGATCGTCGACTCTTCTGCAGACGCGACTGTCGCAGTGCGCGAGCTTGCAAACTTTTGCGCGCCGCCCATGTTGCGTCGAGTCCACGAGTACTGGCAAAACAGACACTTGCGATCGCAGCCTATCGCGATCTCTCTGTATGGCTTGCCATTGGCGAGCTGGTACGTGTACGGGTATGGTCGCTCGGCCTGTCTGTACTGGTACTGGCCATCTGGATCAAAGTCGTGCGAGTAGCAGATAGCTGGATCGTCGAGCTGGTCGCCAGCCGCGATCGCTTCGACCAGTGGCACGATCAGATCTTCGCCACGACCAAAGACAAAGACGTCGCCATACTCCAAGAAAGGGAGCACATTGTCGACGCCCGGACCACCGATTATGGTTTTGTAGTCGCCTTTGGGCCATGAGACGCGCTCGGCGACAAAGCTGTACCAGTCATACGCAGAGACGATCGACACGAGCACGACGTCAAAGTCGGCGACTGTTGGCGCGCTGCAGTACCCACAGACATGGCCAGCTCTCTGCAGCGCGTCGCGTATCATCTCTAGGCCTGGCCAGACGCGCACGTCGTAAGACTCGGTCTTGTACGCGCTCTTGGCATAGCTATCTTGCACGTATGCAGCGATCTGCAGACTTTTCATGCGTCCACTCGAAAGGAAAAGCCGCACTTGGGGCAGTGGTACGTGCTCGACTCTGCGTCGCCGGCCTCGGCGCTCGCGTCTTCGCCCCCGAGATCCACTTCGACTGGCTGGATCTCGACTTGGATCTCTTGGATCTCGACTGGCGTCCAGAACGGCACGAAGTCGATCCCACCTTGCATGTCGGCGAGAAGTCGCTCGCCATCCAGATCATAATTGACCTCTGACAAGCGATTGTCGACGTAGGCCAGCGTGCGGCCCTCTGGCGTCTCTATGTCGAGATCGTCGCGCTTGGTCGCCACCAAGAGCTGGCCTTCTGTCTCGATCAAAACGAGCTGCGAGATCCCTGCAGCCTTGCACTGTGCGAGCGTCTTGTTACCGCCGATCGTCTTGAGATTCTTGTCGAGCAAGATCCCACGACCAGCGCCAAAGCGCTCGATCGACTCGGCGAGCATCGCGTTACCGCGTGGCGTGCCTTTGTTGGCATTGTGCGAGTCTGGTATCGCTTCGTCAATGTCGACGATACGCACGCGCACACCTGGCGCGACTTCGTGTACTGTCCCTGGCAAAGTGTCAGACATGGTATACCCCCTATGAAAGAAAGGCGCGACGCGATGACCAGTCGCGAACGCGCCCAAAGTGGGAAGATCGGAGAAACGATACTTCGCCACACACAGATCCATTATAGCACGGCGCTGTCACTTCGTCAAGGGCCAGACGCCAGAAAAGCAAAACTCGATCGAAAGATCTTTGCAAAATGTCTTGACATTCTCGCGAGCCTGTGCTATAATGTGTCTGTTGGACCTGACCGCACGACCACACACAGAGACGGAGAAACCACATGGACGCAGTAACAAAGCTCACCAAGCTAAACCAGCTCACTGCCACAAAATTCGATCGCGAGTACAAGCGCCTGACAGCGCTCACACTGGACCAGGCGAGCCAAGTACTGGCCGAGTACAAAGCGGTTTATGGCGACGACTTTGTCGTCTCGATCGTCACAGTCGCAAAGCTGCGCGCAAAGACTGCAGCGCTCGCCGAGCTGGCCGAGCAAGGGATCGAGATAGTAGGCGCGTAAGACCAGACCACAGCGCGAGCTGGCCAAGTCGACCAGCTCGCGCCCACACACACAGGAGAAACGACCATGGCATACGTTACAGACATCTGCTCGCTAGACTACCAACTAAACCAGCCCACTTGGCTACACAGCCAGCTCGATCGCCAGTCGCGCGACGTCGTGCTCTTGCGCGCGTCACAGCTTCATTATATCGCCATTCTCGGCGACGCGCTGCGCATCCAAGAGATCGACGACTCGTACAGCGTGGTCGACGTGCCTTTCGCAGACGCGACACATGGCACGCTGCGCACGCCCATGACGCTGGTAGACATCGCCGACAGAGACGACGTCGTCGCTGCGCTTCTCGCAGAAGGGACACGAGTACAAGTCGTCGAAGCTGTCTCGCTTCGCCGCCAGAATATCATAGAGACGATCGTCGTCAATGCGATGCGCGATCAGTACCACAGCTTGGCCGAGCGCGTCGACCAGCTCGACCAGTACCAGCAAAACCAAGTCAACCAGATCGCGTACATGCTGCGCGACTTTGGCTACTCTGTACGCTAGAATCGACCTGAGCGCGCTGGCGAGAGCTGGCGCGCTCACACACAGAAACGGAGAAACGACATGACGACCACGACCACGACCAGACGCAAGACCTCGAAGGCTCTTTTCAAGTGCATGCAGTGTGGACGCAAGTTTCGCACGACCAAGAGCGCAGAGCGCGCCATGATGCGTGGCTGTCCCAAGTGTGGCGCGAGCGACGTCGATCTCGCATAGCTCGCACGACCACAGAGAGCGCTGGCCCTGGCTGGCGCTCTTTTTTTGTTGCCAGATTGATCGAAAGATCTTTGCAAAAAGTCTTGACATTCTCTCGCGCCTGTGCTATAATGTGTCTGTTGGACCTGACCGCACGACCACACACACAGCACTTGGAGAAACGACATGAAGCAAGCGACGACCTACTACCAGCTACTTGGCCAGAAACTGTACGAGCACAAAGTCACCTCGCGATACGGCCAGATACAAGCCGACGTACAGCTCGGCCCTCGCATCACAGACGACCAGACCAAGATCGAGATCCCTTCGTACTCGTACCATGGCGACGCTGTCGAATGGTGGAAGCTCATGGGCTTTCGCTTCGATCGCGATCGCTTGGTCTGGTATCGCGACTTGGCAAAGCCAGCCAAGGGCCAGAGCAAGCCACACCGGCCAGAAGTCTGGCTCAAGTGCGCGAGCCGCAAGTATGCAGAGTTTTGCCCGATCTTCGAGCACTTGAACTATACGCGCGACAGCTCGGTACGCGCGCAGCACTTCCCCTTCGAGTTTCTCGCCATTGGCCAAACGTTCTACATGTACGACCCGGCCATCGACGACGACTTGGTCAAAGCTCGCACCAAGAAGGACCATGGCGAGCTTCCCAAGAATCTGGAAGTCTGGATCGTCTTGGACGAAGGCGAAGATCTGCGCGACTACTACAGTGTCGCAGTCGACACGCTCAAAGAGCAAAGCGCAGCCAGCGAAAAGCCAGCGACCATGAGTCGCCAATTGTACGAGATGGACAAGCGCGCAAGAGGGATCAGCACCGACTAGACCACACACAGACGCGCGAGCTGGTCGACTTGGCCAGCTCGCCACACAGAGCGCAAAGAGCGCCAGAATGGAGAAACGACATGAGATACCACTTCCACAGACAAGGCACGCCAGACGTCGAGACGTGCGAAGGCACGCGAGCGCAGCTCGCACAGAAGATCAAGAGCGATTGCCAGTACACGATCGATCCCCTTCCCAAATCTGGAAGCGCGCCACGCGTCTTGATCTTTATGACGCCAGTCAGAGCGCGCTATGGACTACTGGTTACAGAATGGCTGGATCTGCGCTTTCTTCCCTTCGACGTCGCGCGCGAGCTGGCTGTCGAGTGCGTCGCTTTTTTTGCTGGTCGCCACTCGAAGAGCTGTCGCACTCGCTTCGTCGACGCGATCGCGCGTGCCGGCAGCTATGCGATCGCGCATCCACGCTTTTGCAGAGAGTGCCATGGCAATGGTTTCTTGATCGACACATACGATCCCAGTCCCCATGGCGTGTCGCTCGGCTCTGGCTCGCTCGACGCTTTCGAGACGTGCCATGACTGCGTCGACGCTAACAAGTGTCCACGCTGCAGCGCGCCACTGGATCGACTCGCAGAGCGCTGCACACACTGTACATGGGACTTTGAGCGCCAGAACGATCCCGAGTGCATCGACTTTTATCCAGACCACTGGCCAGAGTGCGACTGTCATGACGCTGGCGAGATGGCTGTACGCAATGCGCAGCCTCTGGCCGAGCGCGCAGACGTGCAAGTCTATCTTTGGGAAAAGCCAATCGAAAAGATCGACTTTATCGCTGGCGATCTGTATCGCGTACACTTTGACGATGGCGAGCGCGTCGAGCTGCCTGGGTACTCGAAAGTGCTGGCGCTGCGAGTGTAGCGCGCGAGCTGCAGCTCGACGACCAGAGAGCGCTGGCCAGAGATGGCTGGCGCTCTTTATGTTTCCCGGGAAACACTCGATCAATCTGGTAAAATGTCTTGACATTCTCTCGCACCTGTGCTATAATGTGTCTGTTGGACCTGACCGCACGACCACACACACAAGGAGATCGAGCAATGCAAGTACACTACTTTGTCGACTGTCAACCAGTACACGCAGATCAGTTTTTTGGCCAAGGCTGGCAAGACTTTGACGTCTTCGAGCTGGTCGAAGTCGCTGTCGCGCCAGTACATGGCGAGCTGCAGCGGTGGCATGTTTCTGTCGCTTTCGAGTCTCGGCTCGCTTTCGTACAGCACGCGCAGCACGCCGAGCACGTTGTACGGGTACAAGAGCGGGCCTTCGCTGGCGAGCTTTCTTCGCTGTAGACCACACACAGAGAGAGACGACCATGTCGACCACAGAGACCAAGATCAAACTGACAAGGATCTGCGCTGGACTTTACAAGTACACGCGCAGCGATGGCAAGACGTACACGATCGAGCAAGGCGACGATCCAAGCTCAAGCTGGTATAGAGAATGGATCGTGCGCAGCGATCGAGATCCCTTCGACTATAGCGATCCCAAGTGGACGCTGCGCGAGTGTCGCGACTGGCTCGCCGAGTCAGAGAGTCAGATCGCGAGCGCATAGGCTCGCGTCCAAAAAGGCCAAGAGAGCTGGCGAGAAAGTCAAAAGATCTTCACAAAAAGTCTTGACATTCTCGCCAGCCTGTGCTATAATGTGTCTGTTGGACCTGACCGCACGACCACACACACAATACTTGGAGAAACGACATGCAGACAGTCCAGATCGATGGCAAGACTTACAGACTACACAGCGACGTACTAGGCGCAGAAGGCCAGCACCAAGACGCGCGCGACGCTTTCGCCGAGCTTGGGATCACTGGCTTTTATAACGCGCTCGCCCCACGTCGCCGCAACTACTTCGAGCAAGTCTTCATTCTGAGCGATGGCTCTGCGATGCTCGCAGACTCGCGTATCAGCTCGCAAGTCTCGCGCAAGCTGGCCGAGAAGGCGCGCGCATAATGAAGACCACGACATGGCGCTACCTCACAACCCAAGAGCGCGAGATCGCCAGCGCTTTCGCGAGCGAGATCGATCTCGTGCCAGCCGAGCCAGTCGCAGTGGGCTGCGTCTCTGGCGTCTGGTACTATGCGCACGTCGACGACTGGAAAGACAGCGAAGCGACGCTCTCGACAGTGGCGCTGGACGATGGCGACGAAGAGCCAGTCGTCGCGTCGAGTCTCGACAAGCACCAAACAAAGCCGGTCGAAGTGCTCGCCACGAGACCACACAAGACCAAAGACGATCGCGTCGCTGTGTACTACTCGCGACGCTGGCGTCAGTCTGGCTGGTACGTCAAACAGTGCTGGCGCTGCAAAGTGGATCTCGTGTACTTGTCGCGCGTCCAGCCACATGGCGACGTCTGCGTCTGGCACGTCTGCCCCAAGTGCCAGCACGAGAGCCGCCCCATGTACCCTGGGTACAATCCACCAAAGCCCAAGCACGGTGGACGCCAGCATGGTCACTTGCGCATGCGTCGCGCGAACAGTGGGTACTAGCACAAGTGGACAAACGAGAGCGAGTCGACGCTCGCTCTCGCTATCATACACCAAGCACAACACACATAGAAAGGATCGACCAATGAAAGACCAGAGCGAAAAGAAAGTACAAGTAGCATACCGGATCAGTCCCAAGCACGTTGTCATGCTCGACGAAGTCGCGCTCGCGCTTGGCTTGACCTGGGGAGGGGGACCAAACAAAAGCGCAGCGATCGAGCGCGCGATCGAGATGGCACATGGCCAGCTCGCGCAGATACGTGGCGAGCAAGTGCTCGCCAGCGAACCAGCCGACTAGAGCCACACACAAAGGAGAAACGACATGGAACACAGCACACATGGACTGGTAGCACGCAAGATCTTTTTTGCTGGCTCGACAGACGCGCAGCTCTGCGAGATGCCACTCGCGAAAGCTGCGAAACAGATCGAGCTTATGCAGCTCGCGCCCGAGCGCGTCGAGATCGCGATACGCTGCGCAGAGCTTGACGTCTTCTCTGTACGCGAGCAAGGCGATCTCTGTCTCAAAGGCGATCCCTTCGAGCTGGCTGCAGTCGCGATCGCTTGGTCATACGAGACAGTCAACCACTGCGATCGACTCTTGACAGACGCGTCGCGCTTGGTCTGGCGCTCTCTCTTTGACTATGAGATCGCAGCGTACCCAAGCGACGCAAAGCCAGACGATCCAGATCTCGCTGTCTGGTTTGGCGATCAGTGGTACTATGCAAAAGACGAAACCGACGACGAAGGTATCGGCGACACGCAGATCAAGATCTGCACTCGTGGCGACGAAGACTCTGGCGATCTGGATCGCGTCCCGATCACAGTACAGCATGCCGCATCATGGTCGAGAGTCGAGCACCAAGCGCATGTCGAGTACCTATCGCGCACACTCAAAGAGCACAAAGAGCACGTCGAGCACGAGCAAGTACTCGCAGAACGCAAGCGAGTCGCGCGAGAGCTAGTCAAGGCCTGGATCGTCTCACACCATGGGGTGAGCATGGACATGATCGAGCCAGTGCTCTCGCTCGACGTCTCTGGCTCGATCGACGACATACTCTGTACGATGGACGTACCAGCGCATACGATCATAAAGTGGCGCATGTCCAAGATCACAGATCAGATCCACGATCTGCAGCACTGGACCGCGTCGACTGACTTTATGGTCTTCGATCGCGCTGGTCGCCATCTCGAAGACTTTGCACACCTCGGCGACGCGCTGCGCTTGGCTCGCGTCCAGCACCTTCGCGAGCTGTCGACGATGGCCAGCGCCCTCTTGGGTAGCGACCAGACAGAAGAGACGCTCGAAGAGCAAGTCGAGCGCGCACGATAAAGTCGACCAGAACGACAAGAGCGCTGGCGAGATGGCCAGCGCTCTCTTTTTGTGTCTCGTGGTCGTCAAGCGCGCAAACAGTCTTCGCAGTCTGGCATGCCAGTCTTGCACAAGACGCACTTGTCTGCAGTCTTCGACTTTGTCTCTCTCTTCGCAGCCAGTACCATCGTCCAGACAAAGACGAAGAAGCACGCAGCCACAAAAGCGCATATGCTCATGATCTGAAAGTACACTCGCCACGCTCGGCGCCGCTCGACGCCCTCGAGCACTGCAGTGATCTGCGCTTCCAGTAGCACGCGTCGCGCGTGCGCGTCTGTGTTGGCTGTGATGCGCTCGACGTCTGCGTCGCCTTGCGCGCGTATCTCTTCGACGCGTGCTCGCGCGAGCGCTTCGTCTGTGCGCGCCTGTTGTGTCTGCGCTTCCAGCTCTGCGATCTTTTCGAGCGCAGCGACGTCGACGCCAGTACTCTGGCGCTGGCCATCGTTCACAGTGACCCCAACAAAGAGACATGCAGCCGCGATCATGAGCACACCAAGACCAAAGACCACGCGAAGCGCTCTTCCTTCTGCTACCAACATGATACCCCCTTCTAGTGTATGACTTCTATGTCTGGCGCTGGCTGTGGATCGTCGATCGTGTATGGCATGCGACCGAGATCGATCTCTTGCGAGCCGCCAGACTCGCGACCAGTGATCAGGCGCTGCGCGCCATAGATGCGCACGTCGCTGGCCTGGATGCCGGCAGTATAGAGCGAGTGCGCGATCTTGTCGAGCACGCGATCCATGCCGCTTTCGACCTTGCCCACTTGGACAGATGCGAAGCGATAGCCGAGCCACATGGCGACGCCAGCGCACACTGGGATCGCAGTGCTGGCCAGCATCGCCCACGCGATCGCGACGCCCTTGCTCTGTATGGCGAGCCAGCTATACCAGACCAAGTACAGCGAGATCGCCAGCGTCGCAAGTAGCGCGACTGCGAGCCCGATCCCGACCACGCCGAGCACGTCGAGCGCTTGCTTGATCTTGCTCGGCTGTACTGGCTGTGGACCTTCGACGCTCGTGTATGATACTCTCTTCATGCTTCGTTCCTTTCTTGACTGTCTGTCTGTCTACCAAAAGCGCGCGCGTCTTCGTCGCCAGCTCGGCCTGTCTGGCCAGCTCTGTGCGTCTCTAGCCAGACAGACAGCTCTGCGCTGCCCTCGAGCTGCGACCAGACGTCACGACCAAGAGCCAAGAGCCAGCGCGCTCGCGACGCGCCTGGCTTGCGCTCGCTGTCCAGTCGCTGGACCATTGCCGGCCTTCCATCGCCAGCGATCGCTGCGCGCATGGTCGCCTGCAATTCGTCCACTGTCGCTGGCTGTCGCCGACTTGGTCGCTGTGGTACGTCTTGGCCGACGTCTTCGAGCTGGACCTCTGGCCAAGCATCGAAGAGCCAGCGCTCTATGTCGCGCTGCGCGACTTGTGCCATGAGCTTCGCTTCGTCGAGTATGGCGACCTGTACGCGATGGACAGCGCCGGGACTGACTGTGTACGCATCGCCAGCGCCCAAGAGACGATCAGCTCTTGGAGTCGACGACCCCACAGCCACGCGCGACGCGTCGAGATCGTCGACTCGCAGCGCCAGCTTGCCCACCAAGCACCGACGCGTCGAAGCGTCGCCGAAAGCGTCGAGCGCCGGGTGTTGTGTGGCACAAACGAGATGGACGCGAGCCGCTCGGCCTTCTCTGGCGATCTTGGCCATCAGACCAGCGATAGTACGATCGTTTGTCAGCTCTTGGAACTCATCAAAGAGCACGACCAAGGGATCGCACGCCAGAGCTGGCTTTTCATGGTGCTCGTATCGCTCGCGCATAGTCTTCGCAGCAAAAGCCAGAGCGCTGATCACTTGCTCGCGAGACGTCGCCACTGGCCCGACCACACCGGCCAGACGCTGGCACGAGCGCAGCGAGTCGCCATACTTGCCATCGATCAGCACGAGCCTGGCTCGCTCTTTCTCTGTCGCGTGGCGTGCGAGCTGGTAAGCAATAGAGCGCATGGCGATCGTCTTGCCAGATCCCGGCGTGCCAGAGATCAGCACGTGAGGGATCGCGTCGCAGAGCTGCATGGCGATCGTCTGGCCGTATTCGTTCATGCCCACGACAAAGACGTCTGGTCGTAGCGGGTATGGCGCGAGATCTCCAAGTGCGACAGAAGTCATGGCCAGCTCGCTCGGCCATGCCGCTTCCACGCGCACATGGCGCGACTGCATAAAGACAGAAGGATCGCCAGCAAACGACCACGGCACAAACTGACGCAAGAGCGCGCTGTCGTGCTTGCGCAGCGCCTGCAGCGTGCGACCAGCGTACATGCCAGCGTCGAGCAAGAGAGCGCCAGCTCTAGGCCCGCATACAGCGCGCAAGTCTCGAAGCTGGAAAGCATCGCCGAAAGCGCCACGACCAGCCGCACTGTACAGCGCCTGACCCCACTGTCGCAAGTAGTCAGATCTGATCTGTCGCGTGTCCATCGCTGGCCCTTTCCACAAGACGCGCTTGGCCTTCTACCACAGTCAGATCGTACTTTTTGACGATCATGTTTTTGAGCGCTTTTGTGTACGCTGGCAAGCAAGCCAGAAAGCCAAGCACGAAACCAAAAGCAAAAGCCCAAAGACCAGTCATGGCTGTCTCTCTCTCTTTACCCAAGTAAGCTGGCCATACTGGCGCGTGAGATCATGCGTCTTTGTCTTGTCAGAATAACACTTCGCCAGCCAGCCAAAGCCAAGTATAAAACCAAACGCGCCAGAACAGAAAGCGATCAAAAGTCCACCGCAAAAAGTAAAAAAGTCCATGTGTCTATCCCCCTATAGTTTGCATAGCTTCGAGTATGTCGTCGTCGATCACGACTTCGATGGCTGGAACGTCACCGGGCCCTGACACCTCGAGCGGCGTGCTAAACATGTCCCCAAGATACTCGGCGAGACGCTCGGCCAGCTCGCGCAGCGCTGGATCGTCGAGTATGCACTCGCGCGCGTCGCGCTCTTGCGCGGCTTTGTCGAGCGTCTCTCGGATCCTTGTCGATCGCTCGTTTCGTGGCAAGCTGGCCAGCCACGCAGCGAGCGACGGGTACTCTTCCGGACAGTACGAAAAGGTCACTCTGGCGATCTTGCGCATGTCTCGCTCTCTTCTGTCCAGCCTGGCTGGCCAGCTTGCCACTCGCGACGATCCAGCTTTTTCTGGCACTCTGGACAAGGATCGTCTGGCGCTGGTATCCAGTCGAGATCCGTGTCGACACTGTCATCGATGTAAGTATCGGCAGATCCACAGTAGATACACTCTTGCGCGCCAGTGTCTGGCCAGCACTCGCCGCACACATTGCAGACTCTGATCTCTTCCATGTTCACACTCCGTAACATGTCTGGCGCTCTTTGCTTCTCACCTAGTAAGAAGACTGGCGCGACAAAAAAAGGCCATACTTGAGAAAGCCACGCACATTGGCGAGCTGTGGATCTGGCACTGTCTCGGCGTGCTGGTATCGCTCGGCCAGAGTGCCGGCGACCATGGCTTGCGCGCCCCCACAGAGAAAAACACGATCCAGATCAGCGCCTTCTCCCCAGTACGACGCGCAGAAAGCGACCACAGCTTCGCCGAAAGTCTCGCGCGCAGCGTTGATCGCTGGCGTAAGGTCGACCTGGTCGCCATAGTAGAACACATGGCCAGCGACGATGGCGCGCGAGATCTCAAAGTCTGACAGCTCTAGGCCTGGACAGTTATGTCGCAGCCACTGACGCACCAAGCGAGCAACGTACAAGCCGCCACGCTTCATGCTGCCACGTCTGTCTGGCAAGTCTTGCAGGCGCTGCACTGTGAGTACTTGCGTCGTACCTCCCCCGACGTCGAGCACGCCAAAGCGACCACGCGCGAGATCTTGATCTCGCATCGTGCCACGATCGTCGAGCACGCGATCCAGCACGCAGCCGAAAGGCTGGGGGACCACTCGCACGACGCGTACTTCCAGCTTTTGCCACGAGCCGCGATCGCCGAGCTTGATCGAGTGCGAGCCATTCAGTACAGCGCGCACGTGCTCGATCGCGCCATCATTCTGGATCGTCGAGATGGGAAGACCGACGACCACGTCGAGATCGACTCGCGTGGCGTGCGATACCTGGCCGAGCGCAGCCAGTGCCAAGATGCGCCAGATCTGCGACTCGATCCAGCGCTCTGACTCTTCATTGATCAAGAGACCAGAGCGATCGATCGCGCTCTGGCCGACAGCATACTCTGTATCATCGCCCTGGAAGCGCACGAGCATGCTGGCGCTCGCTCTATGGACGCTCATGAGCGACTCGACGTACTTGCACGCGACAGACTCAAAAAGAACAGTCTGCAGCTCGCCACGCTGCGCTTGGTTTCCCGGGAAACATTGCCGAGAGCCAGAGACAGCGACAGCGGTTTTGTAGTACCCAACGTCAAGACCTACGATCATGACTTTCCCCCTTACCAGTCCAAAAGCGCACGACTGTGCGCACGAGTAAAAAGATCATAGAACCAAGTCCCCCGACGACTGCGAACCACGACCAAGCGATCGCCAGTCTCGACGTCAAGAGCGAGACTAAAAGCTCGACAGAGTCACGATCCATGGTCGTCGCCTTTCAGCACGTACCCACGCAAAGCCCACAGACACGCAAAGATCAGCGAGACCAAGATCCAGATCCCGAGCACGCGCAAGACCAGCTCAAAAGCCGACATGCTCTTCTCCCACAGTGCCAGACTCTTCGTCGAGCACGTCGCCAGACTCGACAAAGTCGCCCTCTCTGCGTCGCATGCGCTGCAGCACGAGAAACGAAGACATGCCAACCTTGTCGAGTCGCCGAAAGAGACCAGCGAGAGCGCACTCCATGCGCACTATATGCACCAAGAGCGCCACAAAGATCGCGATCACGAGCTGTCTGTCTGTCATGTCTGGATCTCCATGGCGAGCTGTGTACAATCTGGCTCGCTCTCTTGGTCGCCATCGCCGGCAGCTCTGGTCAGCTCAAAAAACTGCGCTGGCTCGCAGCCGAGCACGCTCATGACGCGCGCAGCTTTGGCTAGGTTTAGATTGATCACATGGCCATTGCGCAGCCGCGTGATAAAATTCTCGCTCACCTCTGCAGCCCTGGCCAGCTCTCGACTGGTCAGCTCGCGACGCTCTCGCGCTTCGTACTCTCTGATGCACTGGTTTAGCGCCACTTGTAACATGCCCACCTCCATGAATACCTGAAACCGATGCCCTATAATACCATAATATGACACGCGTGTCAACAGAAAACCAAAAGAAGCGCATTAAAATCTGGTAAAATCACTTGACAAGTACTCTCGACCTGTGATATAATTGTCTTGACTTTGACCACGACCACACACACTGGGAGAAACGACATGACACGCAAGCTGGTTTCCATACTCTGGATCGAGACATCTGGCGACGAAGTAAACGCGCGCATGCGTATGCTGAAACTATGGCGCGACGAAGAGTATATCGCAGACGACATGCAGCCAGAGATCAGCTACTGCACAGAAGAGATCGAGCCAGAAAACCACCACAAAGCGATCGACTTTTGCGCAGCGTACAGATACAAGCCGCATGGCGTCTGGTACGCTGGCCATCCGGGGATCGCCTTCGCCCCGCATACCCAAGAGATCAATGGCATGACAGAGACAGCACGCGCGATCAGAGACTTGGCTCGCGCTGGCACGTCGATCCATGTCCAGTACGAGCACATTATACCAGCGCCAGTACGCTTTGTACGCAGCTCGCGCAACATGACATACAGGTACATCGCGAGCAAGCGCACAATGAAAGATCTGCAGAGACTGCGCGCAAAGTATCGCGACGCTGGCGAGCTGGCATGGACTCCCGAAGACGTCGCCAGCCACGCGCGCGATCGCTTTGGACGTCCACAGGCGACATACCCCCTGGCCGACTGGACAGTCGCATGGCCTGGCCAGATGCGCTGGTAAACGTTCATTGACCAGAGCGCCAGCTCGATCTGGCGCTCTGGATCTAGTATGGCCAATTGGCCGAAAGGAAAGACCCATGGCAAAGCAAGACGCCACACCCACAGCGCACGAGTACCCGATCAGTTACATGGTACGCGTGCCACTTGTCGACGTCGTCGACAATCCCTTCCAGCATCGCACGTACCACGACGAAGCGATCGCGCAGCTCGCCGAGTCGATCGAGCGCATGCGCGACTCGTACTCTGCGACGTCTGGACTCGTACAAGTACCCACTGGTCGCCTGATCGACTCCCAAGGCGGCCCTCTGTCGCCAGCCAGCGATCCAGCGCTCTGGCCAGAAGGCGCGCGAGTACAGCTCGCCACTGGTCACAGACGCTTGCGCGCTTTCATGGTGCTCTCTGACAAGTACGACGACTGTCAGACCATGCCAGTATTCTTGGTGGACCTGTCAGACCAAGACATGGCTGTCAGTAACTACACAGAGAACGAAGACAGAGAAGACCAGAGCGCGATCGAGCTGGCGCGCACGCTCGAAGGCATGAGCAAGTCTTTCAAGTGGTCGCATGAGAAGCTCGCCGAGAAGATAGGGCGATCGCGCTCGCACGTTACAAACTTGTTACGACTGCTAAACCTGTCCAAAGCTGCGCAGAAGGCGATCGAGAATGGCGTCATGAGCGCTCGCCATGGTCGAGAGCTTCTCGTGCTCAAAGCGATCCCTGGCGCGTACAAGCGACTCGGCAGAGACTACCAGAGCATTGGCCAGCTCAGCGTGTCAGACCTCCAAGGCGAGATCGCGACGACTATACTGCAGATGTGTCGATCGATGTCAGAAGCGACATGGCCAGAAGGCTGGACGCCAGAGTCAGACGCGCAGCCAGTCGTCGGCGCATGTGAGGGATGCAAGCACGCGATCAGCTACAAGAAAAAGCCACGATGCTCGAATAAAGATTGCTTTGCGGCCAAGCTGCAGCGCCATCTTGTCGAAGTCACTGGCCCGAAAGAAGCGCGCGCGATGTTTGACCAGACGCCCACAGAGTACAAGCTCGGCAGCGTCGCGACATGGCGCTCGTGCTCTGCGTGTCGTCGATCGCCAGCCCACTTGGAAGGCGTCGTCAAAGACACGATCTCTGGCTGGTTTATCAAACAAGGCGCGATCTCTTTCCATCGCGCGATCTGTCCAGACTGTGTACAAAGAGCTGGACTCAAGATCGTCGAAGCGCCAGCCGAGTCTGGCGACGCCAGCGACACTGTCACAGATGGCGCGCGAGTCGTCGCGAGCGCTCGCTCTGTCGAGTCCAGCACGACGCCAGCGACCACGCCAGCGCAGCCAGCGCGCGAGCTGCCCAAACTGACGATCGTCCAGAAACCAAAGACGATCCCTTACGTACTTGTCACGATGCGCATATCGCCCCCGACCAGCGACACTGGCGAACAGATCGCGCAAGTGACCACAGCTCGCGAAGGAAAGACCACAGGCATGGTCGACGCCAACACAGTCGAGATGGAAGCATACCACGCCGAGAGCGCGACAGACTTGCTCGACCAGATCAAAGGCCAGCTCGCAGCGCTGATCGATGGCCAGCGCGCAGAGCATGACGCACTGACTGCAGAGACCAGCGACGAAGAGTCGCACGACTAGAGCCAGCACACTGGCTAGAAAGAGACACGATCATGACTACACGAGTTTTTGTCTACAATGACACAGAGTACGACGACCCTGGCCAAGAGTACACAGTCGAAGACGTCAAGGCGTCTTTACAAGCGATCTTTCCAGAGATCGCAAAGTGCAAGATCGTCGAGACGAAAGAGAACGAAGGCGAAGAGAACGAACGAACGATCTATCGTTTCGAGAAGCAAGCGACTGTCAAGGGACAAGAGATCGAAGAGAGCGAGACATCTGCACAAGCGATCGATGCTAGTGAGGCTGGCGAAAGCCAGCCCGATCGCACTCTTGAAGCTGCACTCTCGACAGCGCTGCGCGCGCTGCATATCGCTTTTTCGCCAGCCAGCGTGGTCGTCTCGACAGACAAGCTGGCCGACATTCTCGGGCCGCTACAGTACGCGCTCGAAGAGTACGACGTCGCCACTGCGACCATGTCGCCATACGCGTGCGTCGCAGTGCGCAAAATGGTCGCACTCGTGACAGACGACATGGAGTCGCTCATGAGCACGCAACAAGTCGTCTTTGCTGGACGCGTCCATGACTGGGTACACCTTTTGCTTGGAGTCCACGAAGCGATCCACCTCTACATAGTCGACAGCCAGCTCGCGCACGCGCTCGACGATCTAGAATGTAAATTCGAGATCCAAGTCGAAGGACCAGACCATGCGCGCGTCGATGCTTGACTTTATGCATGACGCTTTCGATCGCGTGCATGGCATAGAGCTGGCCATGCACGCGATTATGGCCAAGCTGCACGAGATCGAGCAAGCCGACACTGTCGACTTTCACGAGCTGATCGACATGCAGCCAGAGATCGACCACGCGAGCGCAGAGATCACAGCGCACGCGAGACAGTGCGAAAGGATCGTCGGGAAATGCCTATCGCTGCAGCCATCGCCGAGCACTTACCCACCGCATGGCTTTTGACGTCGAGAGCTACGCAGAGCGCAGCGTCCAGCGCGCGCTGGCCCTTGCGACCATACGCGCAGCGCGAGATCTTGTCAAAGGTCAAGCTGTACAGCTACACCAACACAGCATACGAGCTTGAACACTTGCATGGACGCTCGATCGCTTTTCACATCTTGCGCGACTACTTCGACATTGCTTTCGTGCGTGGCTACACGCTCGATCTCGAAGTCCAAGCATGCGAGCTGGTACATGAGAAGTGTTTTCCTCTCGCGTGGTCGATGCTCGACGACGCGTACAATTGTGGCGAAGATCCCTTCTCGTACCCACTGCCATATGAGTCATGGGGGATAGCCTGGGAGATGGACGACGGTACTGGCCAGTACGAGTACGCGATCCCGCTACTGGTCGCACTCTCACACGCGATCGAGCTACAAAGCGACTGGCAAGAAGAGCACGTCGAAGCGATGGTACTGCAGCTTGACATGCTGTACGACGCGATCAAGTGTAACGGTTTCCATGGCGACCTTACGAGCTGGTCGCTGGATGGCGGCAGCGTGCGCGCTGGCGTGCGACAGATGCGCGAGCGCTTCTCTCAGCTCGACGCGCCTTTCGATGGACTCGCGCCACTGTCGCATGCGCTCTTGCACGATCGTGATAACGTCTTTCTCGACATGCCACGCTACTGGCGCGCCGACTATGAGTACAGCGTCATGTACTGGGGACCATGGGAGCTTGACCACTTGACCAAAAAGTACGACGAAGTCAAAGAAGAGATCGCAAAGCTGGAAGCATACATGCAATGGTACGAGAGCACGCCAGACGCGCAGATCAGAGTATGCGAAGTGATCGAAGGCGTGCTCGCCACGCTCGATCTAGAGTAGGGGACCAGACCATGACCACACACATGCCCTTTGGCCTTTCGTTTGGAGCGAACGACGTCCAGTCGCTTCGCGCGACGATCTATCTGTTCGATCAAACGATATTCATGACACGCTTCTCTGGCGATGGCGAGATCGCGCAGTCTTTCGAGTGCGATCCCGCCAGCATCGTCGAAGCGTTTAGCGACGCGAGCCACGCAAGCACGAGCTGATCATGGTCACTGATGGACAAGAGCAAGAAAAGATCTTGTGTGCTCTTCCCGGCATGATCTTTGCTGGTATCGGCCATCGCTGGTTTTGCTACGCAGTCAAAGAGCGACCAGTCGACGACCAAGCGACACTTTACCATGTACCACTGCCAAACGTCCACACAAACGGCCAGATCTGCGCTGGCGATACTGGACTCCAAACGCTCGCAGTCCGGACTGGCAACATGCGACCAGCCTTCGAGCGCTTCATGACGACTGCGTTTAATGGCCATCTGGTCAACAAGAAAAGCAAGAAAGCGCCAGACGACTGCAGAGATATGCTGTACAAGCTCGACGCTCGACGACGTCGAAAGTACCCACTCGACGATCTTGTCGCGACTCGCTACGCTCTCAAGAGCATCATGACAAACAACATAGGAAGGTAGACATGAAGATCTCCAAAGCTGTACGATACATCACTAGCGACATACTCGAAGCGCACGAGCCGCGCTTCGGTGGATATGACTATATCTTTGCTGGCTCTGGCGTCTGGAAGCGCGCCATGTCCACAGTGCTGCATGCGTGCGTGCCAGTCGCAAAGTGCAAGATCGCCACGCTTCCAGACGTGGTACAGCCTCACGCGACGCTCATGTATGGTAAGATGCCATCAGCTCTATTATGGCGAGCTATCGAAGACGCGCGCAAACAGTGCGCACGCCGGCCGACAGAGTCGCTTTACCATGTCGCGCTGCAGCTCGACAGAGGGCACGACTTTTACACGCTCGCGCAGCCCAAACAGATCGCGACGCTGGCCAAGGTCGAAGCCGAGACGCCAGAGTCGATGGCCATACCAGCCAGTCACGTCGTCGCAGACATCCATACACACCCACTGGGATCAGCTCGGCCAAGCAAGACAGACGACGCAGACGAAACTGGCTTTCGGATCTATGTGATCATTGGCGACCTGTTCGCACAGAGACCTCTTGTCTTTTGTCGAGTCGGTATCTTTGGCGACTTTTGGCCAGTGCCAGCGCACGAAGTCTTCGACGTCGCATGGCACGACTATCGCGATCAGACCACGATCGACAGACACGTCGACCACTGGGAAGGACACTAGACATGGTACAGCTCGCCACGCACAAGAAAGCAAGAATCGAGATCGGCGACCAGCGCGCGATCACTGTCGTGCTGGTCGGCTGTGGGGGGACTGGCTCTTTTGTCGCGCTGCATCTGGCGCGACTCGCGTACCACGCGCGCGAGCTGGTCGACTTGCGCTTTCGTCTGTACTTTGTCGACGACGACGTCGTCGAGTCCAAAAACATTGGACGCCAAAACTTTTGTCCCTGCGAAGTGGGACACAACAAAGCGCAAACGCTCGCCGACAGATACGCGCGCGCTTTTGGCTTTTCGATCACGGCAGTACCTGATCGCTTTACTTTCGAGCTATTCGACACGCAGATCAAAAAGTCGATCGAGTACCACGAGCAAGCCATTATACTTGGCTGCGTCGACAACACTGCAGCCAGACGCGAGATCGCGCGCTGCGTCTCGCAGAAGACTGGCTCTCTTTGGTGGATCGACTCTGGAAATGATCGATACTCTGGCCAAGTGCTGATCGGTAACGACACGAGCCGCACGTCGCCACTGATCGAGATCGTCGGCCTGTGCTCTGCAGTGCCAGCGCCCAGTGTCCAAGAGCCTGGAATCGTCGATCCAGCCAGCGACGTCGACGTCGACTTTGTCGCCGATGGCTTGAGCTGCGCAGAGCTGGCGCTATTAGGCGCGCAAGGTCTGACGACAAACCAGACCATGGCCGACGTCGTCGCGACGTACTTGCACAGACTGACTGTCATGCACGATCTCGACGTGCGCGCCACGTATGTCGATCTGCAGACTTTGAGCATGCGCAGCGAGCCGATCGTCAAGCCAAAGCCACCAAAGCGCACTAAAGCCAGCTTGAACGCCAGAGCATACCTCGACTAGACCACAGATCACGCGCGCGCTATGTATTGACAGAATAGCGCGCGCGTGATAAAATCTAGAAACAAAACCACACACACAGCGAAAGGACCAGAGCATGATCACGATCTTTAATGGATGCGAGATCCAGCTCGACAGCGCGCAGACGCGCATATACGCGCAAGTGTCTGTCGCACTGCGCGATCACATAGTCGACTTTAATACTGGCAAGAGCCTGTCGCCTTTTGGAGTCTTCATGTGCATCGCTTTGCACGTCGACCAGTTTGGCTGGTCGTACCCATCGCGAGCCACGCTCAAAGCCAAAACTGGGATCAAGACTGACGACTCTTTGACGACCTGTCTGCGACACTTGGTCGCCATGCGCATAGATGGCCATAGAGTGCTTGCCATCTATCGAGATCAGCGCACAGATGGCAAGTTTGGCTTGTACTGCTATCGCGTCTTCCCTGACGCTTTCGACGACCAGCTCGCCAGCGCGCCCGAACGCTTCGAGAAGCTCGTACACTGGACCTACAAAGATCCAGCCGAGCGCCAGAAAAGATCCAGTACTGGATCTTCCAGTACTGGACAATCTAGCGAACCAGTACCCAATGAACCAGTACCGGATCATGACGCCATGAAGTATAACCATGATCAAGTAGAACTAGAAGAAGGAGAAAGTACCAGCGCTGATCCTGGCGTGCTTTCCAGCGAAGACGCTGCGCGCGGCCCTCTAGAGATGGCTGCAGAGTGCCAGCGTCGCAGCGCTGGCCAAACGCAATGGACTGTACCCACGAGCGCTGGCGGCTCTACAAAGCGAGTCGACGCTATGCTGCGCGCGTGGATAGGTAGCAAGCGC